TCATTGTTGAACAATCTCCCAATCTTCTGCAAACACGTCACTGATAGACGGAATCCATGAATCAGCACGACCAGTATTCTCGTTGTAGATAAGGCATTGGCTTGTATAGTTAATGAAACCCTTGCCTTTCAGAATAAGGTCCTTTGCCGATTGAGGAAGTGACTGCATCTTCGGAACAATATCGCTTTCGATGTGTGCCGGGACTTGCTTGATGACCCACAATCCCTTTCCATTCCAACCTTTTCTACGAATAGCAAGACCAAATTTCAACGCTTCGATTGCAACTCCGAAAGACATCTGGTTAAACGGAGCATTAGGAGCACCATCAAGACATCCAATACGACATTCAAGTGTTTTCACGTAATTACCCATCACTACTTGCTGTAAGCGTAACAAAAATTTTTGGTAGTTGTCTGTTACCACTTCATCCATCTTTCCAGAATCAATGAAAGCAACAAGTTTATCCAACCTGTCATACAAGTCTTTCATTTCAATATGCAAACGGTCAAGAAAGGTGTCTGCACACTTGTATGATTTCTCAAACGCTTTGGCAGGCGACCAACTTTCGTAACCATCTTCGTATTTAACACGATAACCTTTCTCGGTTTCTTTATGGTTTTCAATGTCCTTACCATAGGGGTTTCTACCCGTTTCTTGAACGAAGTCGCCCAATGTCATAGGCTCGGCTTCAATCTGTTTTGTTTCAATGTACTTTTTCATATTTTTATTTGAAAACGTTTAAAAATGCCTTAATTGTCTGGCGCATATCATACACGCACTGTGGGACCACATTATTTTCTGGAAGGCTATCAGCAAGTATCATATCACGCACCATAGTTGCTGACACACCATCTTCACAAGTGTTTCTGGCAAGTAAAGATAGAGACACGTTATTCCTTAAAAGAAATCCTGGAAACCAAGATGTGATGGTCTCAAATCCATCAGAGTAATAGATGGTGAAATCAGACTGGTTGATTTTGCTAACAATAAACGAATAAAGATAAAAACCCCAATCGTGACTGTTGTCAGATTCATCAGAAAGGTCAGCAAGCTCAACAATCTTCGTTTTTTCGTGAAGAGAATGGTCTTTAATCGCCTTTTCAACAAGCTGTTTTCGGATAGTCCAAGGTATCGGATTCCGTTTTGAGAGTTTATCTATTGATCCAATAATAACTAAAACTTGCTCATTCTCGTCACAAGCCTTCTTTATCAGCTGTAGGTGTCCATTATGTATAGGCTGGAATCGAGCCAATATTACTCCTGTTTTCATAACTACTCAAATAAGCTGATGGTTATTTCTTATTAATCATACTTCTCACTATGATTGCAATTGCATGTACAAGCAATGAAATTGCAATAATGGCAAAATGAACAGCAACTCCTCCCCAAAGAGGTGAAGTTACCCACCACCATGACCAATTGATTACATTGCACAACTTTAATGTGATAAACACAATTGCCAGCAATCCTAAGAATCCGATTCCATTACCGGATGTTTTTGTTTGACTACTCATAATAATGCTTTTAGACGGACAATAAGAAGAAAAGCCGTATCTTTGCGGTTAAAACTGATTGAAATGAATCCGTTGATAACGGCTTTCCTTCAGATGTTTACTATAAATAGTTGTAATACAAACATTAACGCCAACTTTACAACCAACGTAAATGTTAATGTTAACTACGACATCAATCTGGACTTGACATTAGCAGTGTCAATTACTGCCAGTTTCGCGGTTTGTATTGCAAGCTACTTTATAGGCAAATGGATTGTCCGTAGATTTAACAATTGATTTATTTTTATCTTCCTCCATGCAGTAGTTGGCTGCATGGTTGTATTTTTGCAGTGCATACGAGAATCGAACTCGTGATCTCTACAGTGACAGTGTAGTGTTCTAACCACTGAACTAATGCACTATAATGTCATATCTCTTTTGATTCAACTTTACGAATAGCCGCTGTCATTTTGATTTCACAACCATATTAGCCCTATGGTTGTTATCTTTGGGGAGTAATTGCAACTCCCCATTACTTTGTTTACGTTTTCGATAATAATATTCTTTATTATAAGCTCTTAGATAGTCACGCCTATCTTGGTAAGTTCTTAGAGTGCCCTCTTCTTTTTGTTTGTAATAACGTTTTTTAGCACCTTCTCTATTCTTTTTTTTACGTAACTCGTCTCTTTTTCTCTTCTCATCTAAGATTTCTTTCTGGTGAGATAAAGAATAAAGCAATATACTAATCTTTGTATTCACAATACGTTGGTTCCGCTTTTTGACATATTGTGCTACTTGACCACTATTTACTTTATTACGGTAATACATCGCATTTCGGTATTTGTGACTATGATAAAAAGCATTGTTTTTTCTTTTTATTTCTTCTTTATGCTTTTGATAGTATTGTCTGGCATATTCTTTTAGCCTTTCTTTATGCTTCTGATAATATGCTCTATAGTATTCTTTCAATTTATTGGATACTGTCATATAAATCAATTTAAAATCGTGGAAAATTAATTGCATCCCATTTGAGGCCCATGCAGGAATCGAACCTGCGATCATGGTTTTGCAGACCATTGCCTTACCACTTGGCTAATGAACCAGAGAGCTGGAAGTTTCACAACTTCACAGCTTTGCGGAAAGAAAAATAAGCTAATCCAATAACAATCTTTTTAACCTTAAATGCGCTCTTAGATGGATTTGAACCACCGACCTGATGATTAACAGTCATCTGCTCTACCACTAAGCTATAAGAGCAAATGATGTCTTTATCTCCCTAACCGACCCATCCCCTTTCGGCGATGGTGGAGGAATCGAACACTCCCGTAAAGACATCTAACATACCGATTCTACCAACAGCTCGGTATCACACTCCCGGACCAACGATTCCGAACAGGGCTTAGTTTACTTGCATATTGACTTGTCTCAGCATAACCTGCATGTTCGTTCCCTTGTACTTCGGGCTTGTTGTACTCGGTAATGGAGTCGAACCATTCTTTTCTGCTCGAAAGGCAGATGTCCTTTCCGATAGACGAACCGAGCAAACAGCCGGATTTTTCACCGGCTTTTGGCTAAAAAGTTTTAACTTTGCAGCCGTAATGGAAATTTATTTGCTGTTGCTTGTCCTCCTTGTACGAGAAATTCGCGCTCTCGTAAAGGAAATCAAAAGACGATAAGCCGTCCGTAGGACGTAAAAACAACAATTGAGCTTTCTTGCCATTTGGAATGTGAAATACGATCGGTTCACAGGCATTCAAGCATTTTACATAATTTCCATCCAGAGGAATAAAGGGGGTGCAAAACATTTTTCCAAGATGTTTCTTAACAACCCATGCAGCCATCCCAGCGACACCAAAGTTGGAAACTGCATGGATCGTACCCCTCCTCTTTCCAATTTACTTACGGGCTTTAATTCGTCATCTTCAGAAATTCTGGAGTTACCCCATACAGCGGCGTTTTTCCGTCCCATTTGTCTATAAACTGTTTGTATAGAATTTCTTTAGTTAACCCTTTCGATGTGATAAGAGCCTGTTCGGTTTTTAATCTTTCCAGTTCGTTTTGCTTTTTCTGTTCCTCGATTTTCTGATCAATAACGGAAATATTAGTGTTGACCTCGTTTCTATTATCAATCTTTTCCCGGACTCTCTTACTAAACTCTAATTGAGCAGAAAACGATTTTAAATCTAACCCTCGTTCTTTAAACTCCGCCCTAACAATATCCTCTAGCTGCTTTTCAAAAGCTAAAGAGCCACCATCGGCCATAAGCGTATCTGTTTTATACTTCCGGCTTTCTTCTTTAATTAGGTCGTAAATACGCGGTTCCAAAATGTTATCCTCCAAGGACCTCATAAAGCCATCGCCATTACCTATATGCTTATTATCGAAAACAACATCAATCGCTTTGTCTTTAATTACTCTATATGAGTATAAAGGAGTAGCCTCAAATTCCGTATTGTCAGCAGCTTTCAGAGTAACTGCTCTCTGGAAACCTCCTCGCTGTTCAAACAACGGTACCTGGAATAACTCTGTCCCCCATTCCCATGTAGAAACCTTTCCGGACACGATCTTAAAATCGTTTTTACCTTTTTTACCGTAATTCTCCATAAGAACGCCGGCATAGTTAGGAGCAACACGCTCACAAGATGAAAAAATCACTGTTGCCATAAGAGCAACCAACATAAACTTAATCTTCGTTTTCATGTTTTTTGATAATTAATTTAATGATGTTAATAACTGGATAGCAAACCCCAAAACATATAGCAATTCCCAACCAAGCGTCAACATGATTGAATACTCTATTGCCTATGAATAAGACTGCTATCATAAAAAAGAATTGTTCTATATACTTTTTCATCGCATATTAAGTTTGGTATATTTCAAAGAACTCTTATTGACTTATGTCATTGTGCCGCAAACAGGAGCCGAACCTGCACCGTCCTTTCGGACGAATGGATTTTAAGTCCATCGTGTCTACCAATTCCACCATTGCGGCATCATCTTATCAAGACTTAAAGAACAAAGAAAAAATCCGGATAAAGAATGAGTTTCGGGTTTTCATCTTCTCCAACTCTTTATTGTCTTTTCTCAATTTCTTAATGTCTGCCTTATTGGAAGACACGTGTGTTTTAGCTCTCGTATTCAACTCCACTAAGGACTGAACCAATTGTCTCAAATTGGCAATAATATTTGCCCTTTCAGATATGATTTGCTCTTTCATACTATAATTAATTTAATTAGTTAGTGGCGGAGAGCCGGACTCGAACCGGCGACCTCTTGGTTATGAGCCAAGCGAGCTACCAACTGCTCCATCCCGCTATGTAACGGCTATTTATGACTAAGTATCTCAACAGCCGTTAGTTGACAGAATTTTGAAAAACTGTCCTACTTTGAAAGATTCTTCTTACCTTTGCGAATATATGCCAATCGCATGGGTGCTGATTGCCTTTACAATGAGAAAATGCCTACGAATAAGAGTGGATTTCGATGTAGCCGCATCGTTAAAATCTATCGCTGACATTATCTGGGCTTTCAGAGGAAGAAAGACTTCCAACAAATGATGATTTGTATATCTCAATCCTCCAGTTCTCTTGCTGGAGGATTTTATTTGTTTCCAAAATCAGCAGGGGTCTCACCCCATTCTTTGTTGTTCCAGTGTCGGACTTCAATTGTATCAACATCCCATGCAAGAGTTTTAAGAAATATCTCGGCTTTCTGAAGTTCTTTGCATTTCTTCTTGGATGCTGTTTTTTTGTTTTGAAACCAAGCTATTGCTGTTATACTATCTGTATAGATAATTCTGGGAGAATAATCATTTTCTATGATATATTTTGCCGCTTCAACAACGCCTAAGAACTCACCAATATTCACCGTTTTATTACCCAGGTTCTGATAAAATATCCGCTTACCGGTCCGTAAATCTATCCCCTGAAACTCTGTTATTTTATTTTTCGTGGAATGAGCTGCGTCTGTAGCTATTCCCTCTACTGGAATTTCTATCATATTCTACCAATATTGAGCGGGTGTGGGAATAAGAGCCACAGTACCATTTATCATTACCGGTTTCATTTCTACTGTCGAATTAACCCAAAATTTACAAGGCCACTCTCCTTCTACTTTAGCAAGATTAACAGTGCTATAATACGAAGCGCGTCCTTGTGCTTTTATACAAGCCTTTTTTCTTTTTCTCGGCAGCTTAGGTTTTCTACTTTTTGAGAACTTTTTTTGCTGCGACATAATGACCATCGTTCTGGAATGCGGTTAATACAATGTTTGCTGACTTACAGAAATCATCAATTACCAGCAGTAGATTCTTGATGTCTTTACGTTTTGACAGTTCCTCTACAACCCCATCAATAGTACGAACAGAATCTTTGACACCATCCAGCGGATCGTATTTGATTGTCTTGTTTCCGAACTTTACTTCCACTAAATACACAGCATTCTTTACAACTGTAGAAGTAATCTTTGCATCAAAAGCATGTGGTTCCGCTGCTACAACGATGTATCCAGCCTTTTCATTTTTCATAGGAACCATTTGTACATCATAAAGCACATTCGGCTCAATAATTGGCTCTAGCTCATGTGTTACAATACATACTTTTTTAGGACCCTTTGCGTCTTCTCTAACGCCCTTAATGTAACCGGTTTTAGTATTGATAGAAACAAATCCTACCCATGACTCTGTACGGTCTGACTTAATAAATTTCAATTTTGTTTTTATCTTATCCATATTCCTATGATTTTTGTTTACATATAAAAGCCTCACCAACTATTTTGTTAAGATGGTGAGGCAAAGGTACGACTTTGTTTTAAATTATGACATCAATTTATTAATTATTTTATATTTAATCAACTGTTATACAATAGATTAGCTATATATAAAACTAAATATAATACTTAATATAATTGACTATATTACAGATATTTACAAAAATCACTATTAGTATATCGAAAATGTCAATAATCAGCTTCAATATCATCCAAAATTTGTTTCACTTTTGGTATTGCGAATACCCCATTTTCATCTCGATATTCTATAGTATTAACCGAGATACCAATCTGTACAAGGAACAACAAGGTGTTTTCAAGTTCATAATCCGGGAAACTACAGAATTTCACGCCTTCTTGCAGATGTACTGGGAGATTCAGTGCTGCCCCCAGTTGAATAGCATCATCTTCATAAGCCTCAAAATGAGATTGAATATGAAATAATACTAAACCATGTGCGTAGTCATTCTTATAGAACTTATACGCTTCAATGTACAGATTGTCCATAATTTATAATTTTATTTGTTTAGAAATACACTTATCGCATATACCATCGTTTCGCATGTATTTGACTTTCGATAACTGGAGTCCACATTGCCTACAATAATATACGCGCTTGGGTTTAACTTTTATCGCATATAAAATTTTACGTTTATTGACATCATATATACCAGAAAGTTTTTCAAGTATCTGGTTGTGTGTGAATTTGTTTGTTTTCATCAATTTCCAATAATCATATCGGATTAACTTATCTCTTGCTTCTTTCTGATTCAACAAGCCATTGTCTCTCAATACAATAATATAAGGATATGGAATATTGGTTATATCCGAAATCTTTTGAGCATACAAGTCATAAATCTGTGCATCACTCATTTCTTTATCACTATTTTAGTTTGAAGGATTATAGATTTGGAGTCTTCAATATCGCGTATAAGATTGAATGAATCTTCCAATAGGGCCAACATAACACGATTACTTTCTTCATGTGTCATATTTTCCCAGTCAATTTCTAATTGTTTAGCTATTTCTTTCGCTAGCTCATAAAACTTATTTGTCTTCGGAATATCCGTGATATCATATATTTCGTTTTGCTTTTGACCGAACAATAAACGGCTTAACTCATAATAACGAAAAAACGCCTCCAAAGTCTTCTTCTTATCTGGAGGCGCAATAGATAATTTGTTTTTTGTCATATTTATAAATGATTATATACGATTATCAACAATTTATGTAATTTTGCAACCAACATGGTAAGATTAGTCATGCTGGTTGCCCTTTTAGTAGCAAACCTTGTCGATGCACCTGGAATATCATGGATCAATTATACCACCCTGATTTATGATATTTTCTCAGCCGCCATCGCAAGGTTTGCAGGACTAACCAAAAGGAGTCAGAAAGACTCTGCAAATTGATGAATTTTATCTGTATGACCGGGGAACATATCTCCGGTCTTTTTTTAAGTAATAGTTGGAACTGGATGGGATTAGTTTAGAAAACCAAGTACATTTTGGGCAAATTAATTGGCTACAATTGTATTCAATTATCAATAAATAGCAGTATCTTTGCTGAAACGATTAATAAATATTTATCATTATGAATATAGAAATTGGAGACAGCGTAAAAATTGTCAATGCCATTGATCCTATAAAGATGGTTGTTATAGATAAAATAGACAATGAACATTTAACCGCAGTGTACTGGAGTCATATCCAAGGAGCATATCTTACAATAACAGGAAATATAAATGCTTTCGTAAAAATCGACTAACAAGCCCATTGCTTTTTATAATAAAATATAGGAACACACAAAAAACGTATCTCGACAACAATATACGAAGAATCAGTGTCCCTATATTTTTTTGCTTCAATAATAGCTTTCATATAACAAAATTTTAGTCTATAATAATATTATAATTTTAGCGTTGGTCCATATAGGCTAGTTCAACAAGGTCCCAAACCTTATCTGCTAAATATACTTCTATCAGCCTTACTTCATTTGCTATATTCGCATCATTAAGGGGGTATTTCCCCTTACATGATTGTTTTGCACGTAACCTTTCCAGAACATCCGTATTAACAGTTACCTTGAAAAGTTTAGGAGCTTTTTTATTCTCTTCTTCTATTTGAGGAATAATCTCAGTAATAAAATCAAAGGATGTCTTCTGCTTATCCAATATGAACTCTACCAAACGGTCTGTATTGTGTAAGGCATATCTGCTTTTTAATGCCAAGAATAATTTTGCATTTTTAGGTTCTTCCATATTCTTCCATATTCTTTATTATTTTCTATAGAATAGAATGAAAAAAGGGGAATGGTTATGTTATTGGATTTATTTTGAAAAATTTATTAACCACAATTGTGCTCAATTATCAATGATTTTATATATTTGTGATTAAAAACAATTGATACTATGAACATAAAAGAAAAAGAGCAAATTGAATTGTTAAGTAAAGTTATTGGAAGACGAATCAACCATGAAAACGACTCTTATATCGCAACACGTATTTGGGATGGGTGTTGCACCTATCTTTCTGCCAATAGACAACTTTTTTCAACTTTCAAGAACGGTATTCCCGAATATCATGTAGAAGAAGCTATAAAAGTTGTAATAATGTATATCAACGACCGACATAAACCTGCTTTCTATCCAGAAGACTAACGCACAGAAGAAGCCTGCATCGCAAAAGCAAGCACCTCTCCTGCAAAATTATTTATTACATTTAGAGCGTAATTTTTCCAATGTTCAGAAATTTGTACCCCATATTCCTCTTCCAATTTCTGAACATTGGAAGGATTAAATTCTATATTTATGAGTTTTGATAAATGCACGCACTTATCCTCGATTTCTGCCAGTACGTCATATACATTCTCAACTGTTGCTTTATCATCTAATACCAATTCCTGAATATTATCTGCTGCCCATATAACGGGGTATCTTTTATGCAACGCCAATGAAAGTTTTCTTTCTAAAGAAGTTGAATGTATATCTATATTGTTACTTTCGTTTGTATGCAACTCTTTTTCCATACTATCTTCTTAAAATTGTTTTCTATAGAATAGAAAAAAAGAAGAAAGACGGTTATGAAAAAGGTATTGAAATCAGAAATAATATGCCAGCTCTTATTACCAGACAATCATCTTTTAGTTCTAAAAAACGATATACCCAAAGCATAAATAACGACACCAATTACCCCAATAGCTAAGAAAAACTTATACAGTAATTCATAATGTTCGTTATACATATAGTCCAATAAAATGGCACTGCCTGCTCCTACTATAATAACTATCGCACTATTTCCTTTTGACAACCGTTTTTGGGGATTCTCTAATAACCCAAATGGAAACATTAGTACCAACATTATAATAATCCAAATAATAACACAAATGAACGCAACCATAGCAATTATTTTTTTTCTATTTTAACTGTATAGCCCAAAACATCTACTATTTTAAGCATTGTGTCTATACTAATAATTGATTTTTTAGATTCAATTTTAACTATTGTAGAATACACAAAACCAGTTTTTTCAGCCAAAGCTCTCTGTGAAATTGCTTTTTCTTTACGAATTAATGCTAATATACTTCCTAATTCTTGTGCATCATTTGTACGATATGAATGTTGGCCGTTCTCAATTACAAGAATATGCTGTAGTGCTTTAATATACGACATCATATTCCCCATTTCAAAATTGCTACTTCCTTTTTCTAAACGATATATAGCAGTAGGCATAACCCCCATTTGAAAACAAATATCTTTCATTTTAATGGTAGACTGCTTTCGTATATCTGCAATTATTTGGCAAAATTCTTGTCTATTCATGTTCTTATAGTTAATAATACAACAAAAATAATCAATGTATTTGATATACACAAATAATACCTATTTTTTCTTTATAATTTTCTCTTCCACAAACCCAACGACCTCATCTATCTTGCTTATACAGTCCTCCATCAAGCAGATGTAGTCCTGCATCTTTTCTCCTCTGGAAGACATTTGTAATCCATCTGGGAGAGAATCGTAAGAGTCTTGTTCTTCATTTAAGATGTCCTCCAGTTCTCCCTTCGCTTCTTCCAGGGAACTAATAACATCGTTGAATCTACCTTTCCTTTCTTTGTTCATTTATTTAAATACGATTATATTCGATTATACACATTATTATTAAATTTGTAGCCAACTATGATAATGAATATCATGTTGGCTACTCTTTTAATGGCAAATTCCGTTGATTACCAAGAGGTAAGGGTTGCTATTGTTCTGTATGCTATTGCCCAAGTATTACGACAATCAGCAGCCTTAATCAAGGCTATCACAAAATTTGCACGGGTGGTCAAGCGAGGCAAGACCTCTTACAATTGATTATTTTTATCTTAGCTGGAGTGCGGAATATCGCACTCCTTTTTATTTAGTTTCACACATGCTAATTTTATTCATATTCTCTATCAAAAAATTAAATGTTGTATATTTGTAACCCCTTTCAGCATCTTTGATATATAAACCAAATCAGAGGGCAAACTTAGGGTTAAGAAATATGTTTAACATATTTAATAGACAACCTCATTCTTTTTAGAACTGTTAGAATGAGGCTCTGTCTCAAAACTGCAAAACAGTCCAGTGTTGTGGCGATAAACCTGTGCATGTTCGTTCCTATTACAGATTTCGGTTTGGTAAATGGGAACACGTGACAGAACATTGCAGAAGACTACCGTGTCATTATCGCTAAAAGACTAGTCTTTCCGAGGATACGTGACAGGTATCCTCGTTTCTTTTTTAATCTGTATTAGACAAATATTCTTTACTAAAATACCCTTTTGCAATAAGCCACTTAATCATAGACACACAACTGTCAAAAGGGCTGTTCTCGATATGGGTACCGGCAAAACAATCTACGGTATATCTACATACGGAGAAGTTATATCCAGCCTCATACTTAATCAATTCTGGATGGTGAAGAACATTTGGTTTGTCGCAAGGAATCTCATAAGGAAGCAGTTCAAGTAACCGGACCAAGCTCCATGCTGGAATGTCATTGTTGTCTATGTTTTCCAGTGATGGTGGACACAATTGTAGTTCCCATTCCAATGAATCAGTGCTTGATTTTGTACAGCGATATACCAAATCTGCTGTTTCAGGTTTTACACCTAGCTCTATTAATTGTTGCGACTGCTCTATGCTTGTTGCAACTTGTGTTGTAAACTGTGCCATATCGTTATCATTTTTTCATTAGTTCTTCTTCAAATTCGGCAATGATACAGTCTGCATCACCACCATGTACCCAATTCTCTAAAACAGAAGCCAGAATTTCTATAGCTCTTTTCTTGGCATCTTCTTCACCTTGCTTGTAGGTATCCATGCCTATTCGATCTATGTCTCCTAAAAAATCATAACTCATTTCTCTAAACAGATTTAAAATGTTCTATAAGCTCTTTCACCGTTGCCTTATGACTACAATGGAACCATGCCGCCTGTACACTATCTTTAATATTTTCTCGTGCATAATTGATGTCATCGTCATCGCATATAAACCAAATATTTTCAGGAGGATATACAAACCATTGTGAATCGTCAGTATCGTCTCTCAATGCGGCTATGGCAAGGAACAAAGCCTCATTAGTTCCGCAATGAATATACCCATTACATTGTTCAGGAGGATATGGAACATCAATTCCAAACATCTCATCATTGTCTGTCGCTAAAAAATCATCGTTTATATACCTTTCATATCCTATTTTATACCCTAAACGAACTAACTTATCTCGAAGCTCCGGTGTGTTTTTGAGTATAAACACAGGTGTTGTAAATCCCATAGTTAATCCTCCGTTTCTATCTTTACTTTGGCACGTATTACAAATATTCCACTACATGAATTAAAAACATCGCATGGATCTGAATACAACCTATCACCTAAATAAGTACCACACTCATTCTTTAAAGAACACTCTAAACAAGGGGATTCGCTCGGTATGACAAACTCATGCAAAACTCCATTAATTATTATTCCATTATTTACTTCCATAATCATTTCTTTCTTCTATGTGTTTTCTTATTTTTGTTTTTCTTTCAATTCTTCAATCATCCGTTCAAGGCGATTGTATTCATCTCTCCCAGCTTTATAAGACTGGTCAATGCAATCACGACAGAATTCCAGACGTTTAATTTGTTGTTCCAATGTTTCGTTCATATTTCTTATTATTATATTTTATTCCAGAGGACAATCACTGGGAATATCAACTTCGTCACTTTCGTAGGGTCGAAGTGCAGCGGCTACTGTCCTTTTTAATTTTTCACAGAAGAGTTTTACGTCATCGTCACAAAACCAATCATACGGTTCTGGGTCTGGAAGAATTGTACAATGCGGACATTGTACACACTTCTTTATTTCATTAATTTTTGTTTTACCCATATTGTATATCAACTTTAATTAAACCAATGTTTTCAATATTCCAATCGCTTTTGCTATACTCAAAACTTCCTTCTTTGTTTTTACAGCAGCTGGAATAATTGTCCCATTTGCAGACTTAGAATAGGTCTTGCCACGACATAATACATAATCGTAACCCATTACTTGCTTCTTACGAGAGAAACCTATACATCCATATTGCAGCGTCCATTCAGAACCACCTCCAAACGGCATATAGTTACCTTTATCATCATACCACAAATTTTGATGACGTCTTGCATGAAAATAACGAGTACCAAGTTGATTATACAATAACACCTCGTATGCACTGTTGATTGAACGATTATGTAAATTCAATCGTTCGCAATTTAATCGTTGTCGAGTATCAATCGGTAAATCACAGAATTTCATATTTATTCTTATCTGAGTGTTGGTTTCTCGAATGTAATATTAGGCAGAAGAGAGTCGACTTTATTAGCAATTCTACAATTCCATTCTTGTTCTACATTTGATATAGCTTCCATTATCTTACCGAAAAGGCAAACTGGAATTTCATCGCAGCAGGGGTCTATAAAAGAGACACATCCTTTTTCATCTATCTTATACCGTATTAAAAGCTGTTTACGGTCATCTGTAATTCTCTTTTTACTCATTTACGATATTTAATAAGTTAAATTTCCATCTTTACTAATAGTAATCACCCCGCTCGTTACCCCAACAAAATAATACTCGGCCTTTGAGATGATGCCTTTGTTTTTCTCCAACATGTGTTCTGCTTCTATTTTATCAAAAGCGGTAACTAAGCAAAGTGTATTATCAATGCATAGTCTAAAAATAAATGTTCCCATATTAATTACTATCTTTTTATTAGTTAATTTTCACCCAAATACGAGAACCGGGTAAATCTGATTTAGCTGACATTACATGAAATGCCAACACCTTTTTCACATCTACGCGATTTCCTTTAATTGTTCTTTTAACTTTTTCAGCACTCACAAAATAAGTGTATTCACGTTCACCATTTAGATGTTTTTTAAGAGCTTCTTTTGCGTCAGATTCCTCTTTAAAAACATCATAAGAATATGCGTTATAGGTCCGTTCTCCATCCAATTTAAATTGTAGCTGATAAAAGACTTCATTTGTTTCTTTATCAAAAGATTTTCCTATTCTTATCTTCATTTCTATTCTGTTATTAGTCAAACAGCTTAAATTCATACACCCACACAAATGGGTTTTCTTCCCATGTACCTTTGCCGGATACTTTGTCTATCAAGTAGGCAAAAGCTTCTTGGGCTACGTTCGTTGACAAGTAAGATCCGTTTACATGTGGGGTATGATATATTTTTTGTCCAAGAAAAGTTGACACATGAATAATCCCCTCTTTCAAGCAATCTTCATCGCTAATGTCCTGTAGGCGTTCAACCTTGATCCCGGTAATTTTGATATGGTGGGGCATTAGGTCGGCTTTAACAAACATCTTATTTCCCCAACCGGGATATAATTTCAGTTCAGGCAATATAGAATCCAAGTATTCTAAGTAATCCGCATTTTTCCCCTTTCTATGAAATCGGTCAACATCCTTGTAGCTTTGCGCAATGGCAACAACTTCACCAAGTTTATATTTCGGCAATATCTCGCCCATATCAAACTCTCTTTCATCTGCATCGTACATACAAGGCCAATCAACAATCTTTTTGTCAGAATGGCGTCTGTGTATATTGAATCCTGCGACCCATTCTCCCCTAAAAGTTCTTGGACATTTGATTATTCTTCTCGTCATAGTCTTTCGACCATCTAATACGGCTTGGGTTAAGCCAAATTTATCGTTAAACATTATTTTCTTCATGATTATTCCTCCTTGATTAAATATGGATTATCGTAGATGTTGCCTAATATTTTAACATCACTTTCTGTATCTGTATTCAAATCACTAATTGCATAAAAACCAGCATTTTCAGAATCATTTTCTGTAACATTGAAAATAAACCCACCTTGATGCCATTCTATACAACCTTTCAAATAGTGCTCTTGTTCTCCATAACAGCCATGGGAAAAGAATAACCATTCAACAATATCCCCTTCATATATTTCTTTTCCGTTTTTGTCAAGTAGCCCGGTGAATTGACCTACGGTTTCGGGAATGACCTTACTTCTATTAAACATTTCAGTAGCTTTGTATCCATATTGGGAAAGTTTCTTGCTGAAAATAGCCATTTCACCACTTTCGTACTGAATCAAGTCACCAAATATCCATTCGTTATTATATAAGTTTTTACCTCTGAATTTTATTGTTCTCATATTCATTACTATTTTGTTTTACTTCAAAATATCAATAGCTTGCTTCAATATAACATCAGCTATTTTTTCATCACCGATCTCTGTTTTGCAAATTATTCTAAGTTGCGTTGCTAAATATCTTGTAGCTTGTGCCAACTGTTGAACATCTTTTGGGACTTCCATATCATTTTCAATCGCAGACCGTCCCAATATCTCTGCTATCCTAAATTCTATTTCACTCATATTAAGATAAGAACGTATAACCCTTTTTGATAGCAAGAGCTTCTTCTTTACTATCAAACATTAAAGTTGTTTCGCACTCGCTTCCATAACATAAAGCTTTCACTTTCAGCCACCAATGATAATTTCCACTACCATAATCATCATAATATGGCTCACCGATAATCTCGGTTACATAATGTTCAAGTACATTCATTTATCCTCCTTGTTTTTTGTTTTGACTTCCTCTAATTTGCAACAATTATGTTTATCATCTTGCTTCCAACATGGAAGTCCTGAACCTGAATATAAGTCGCAATAGTCACAACCGTCCCAATTTGGGCGTGCTCTACATACATTGATAATATTTTCCCTTTGTTTGTGAGAAAGAAAATAACTTCTTAATCTTTCCGCATTATTAACATTAGTTGCCATGTTCTCAAAATTTATCATTTATAGACTCTTTTATCTTCTTGTCGGTGCCGGTTTAGTTTTAAACATATACAAATCTTTACCATCATTATCAAGAAGATAATAATCCGGTTTTACTAATGTGATCCAGTAATCTATAGGCAGCAAACGTTCGTCTCCAAAAGAAGGAGATGTGTATTGGCTAGTTGGAACATAATGAGCTTGAAACAAAACCTTATCATTATTATATGTTGACATGATTCTTGTTATATCTACATCAGAAAAATGTTCCAAGACCCCATGTGTTACCACTACTGTAGATGATTCAAAAAACTTAGGTTCACAAATATTCTCTTTAACATAAAACAATGGGACTTTTCCTAAGTAATTATCCGTGGATATTGAGAGTGTGTTCTTGCAACATAGCTCCAACATAGGAATATTGATGTCCGAGAAGATAACTTTTGAAATTTTCTTTGCATCAGAAGCACCTGTTAATCCAAAAGAATTAAACAACCTCTCTCCTATTTGCGAAATAGCAAGGCTTACAGTACCTATTCCACATCCTTCCTCCTTTAAGATAAGGGGTGCTTTCAGGTCGTAGGATATTTGTTGTATATTGATAATTATTTCTTCTATAAACCGGTTATATTTTTCACAAAAGACATTCACATAACTGTCGTTACAGACACGACTTTGATAGAAATTATCCCATGTATTCACAGACTCTGTAATATTATCTTTGCTCATATCTCCTTTTGATTCTCAAATTATTCCTCATCAACATACACCTCTTTCTTATTGTCAGGCCAAGATTTACGAATCAGGGAAGTGATCTTCTTTCTTTGAAGTCTCTCGATAGCTTTTCTTTTGGCTTCGGCTTTATTATTAGCCGAAACCACTATTTCAAAAGCATCCAGATCAATCGTCACTCGGTATTTTTTCATATCATATTTCTATACTTTTTCCAGATCACTGCTTGCTGCAATTCCTTTTAAAACAGCTCCTCCAACTTCAACGCGATAAAAGTAAGAAGGCTGAATATTGTTATCTGAATCTTCAGAAAATGACGGATACACTTTCTTTACTCGACCAATTTTACCAACCATTGCCGGTTGCAAATCATTAGAGACAATTTTCACATTATCCCCAACATTAAATTTTAAATTTTCCATATTATTGTTGTTGAATTATGCAACCTTACGTTGCGTTGTTACTAATATTTTACATAATGCCTCACAAAGAACTCGTGCCATATTAACTTCTACGGCGTTTCCTATATACTTTTTCTGTTCTGCTTTTGTTCCTATTAGCATATAATCTTCTGGGAATCCCATAATACGTTTCAACTCTGGAATCGTTAGCATTCTCATTTTTATGTCGGAAATTCCATACATGGCCATGAATTCCTTTATTTTCTTCATTACATCACTGTCTGTGTCATATATCTCATATACCAATCCTTCTGGAAACATCTTAATAAAGCCAGGTAGCTCTCCCTCTCCAGATGCTTCAATCAAATATGGTGGCATCTTATCCATTCTAGCGATTAACGTAAAACAAGGTTTATCTACTGATCCGCCAGCAGAATTAAATTGAGGATTCATCAAGTAATGCCATTTACGGTTTGCAGTAATTACTGGTGCCGGTTGATTTATACTTGTGCCAACATTCTTAAAATTTGTATCTAAAATCCAGGGTTTACAGCTTACAAGGCTATATTTGGGATTAACAGTAATACATCCTAGTGGTTTATCCAGCGAAGAAGGTTTACTGTTTCCGTATTGTTGGTCAATAAACACAGAAGAAATTAATGAAAATCGGTCTTTTGTTGTTACGGTTGGTGCTGGTTCATCTACAGATTTACAAAATCCATTTCCATAATGAACAGAAATAAATGCTTTTCCGGTTAGGATATTTAAACGATTTATGCAAGCAACCCCAAGTCGATTTTGAGTAGATATTACTGGACATGGATCATCAACTCCCGGAGCATTGTACTTTCCAGCTTTACTCATTGAGTTATACTTAACCATGAAGGCATCTTTTCCACCTGCTACAAACTTAATAAGTCCTGCATAAATTCTTAATAAAGAAGAATCTACTAAAGGTGTTTTGCGACCAAAAATACTTTTTCCTTCATCATCAAAGTCTAACACATCTCGTACTGCCTTCCAGTTCTTTAATTTTTGGTCTGGCTTTTTAGAATGGGTTTGCTCTGGAAAAACAATAGGTAAACTCCCTTTCGCAAATATTCCGAAAAATCTCTTCCTAGAAGTGTAAGCTCCATAGTCTGCTGAATTTAATATTTTATGCTCAAATTTGTAGCCATAAGACCTTACGTTATCCAGCCATCTCAAATAAGATTTACCTTTATCACGACTAATAGGTTTACCGTACTCATCCAAATCTCCCCATGACATAAACTCTTCTACATTCTCAATTTGAATATAGTCTGGGTTAATAGCCTCAATATACCGAAACAAGTGCTCTGCAAGTGTTCTACTATCTGCATCTCGTGGTTGACCACCTTTAGCTTTCGAGAAATTAGTACATTCCAACGAAGCCCATAAAACTATCAATGCTTCAGGGTATTCAGCTCTGCATTTTTGTAGATGGGAAACTAAAGGAGATAAATTTAGTGTACGAATATCTTCTGTAAAATGAAGAGCGTCCGGATGATTAGCAGCATGACTTGCAATCGCATTTTTATCATGATTTACACATGCTATTACCTTAGCACATTGTTCATTCTCTAAACGGGCTTTTTCTACCCCTGTGCTGGTTCCACCGGCACCACAAAATAAATCTATATAAAGTAATTTCATTGTTTTTCCAAGTATTCTACAATATCTTCATCAGGCATGTTAAAGGTCTCTTCATCCAGATAGAAATAAATCTGTTCATCTACAGATTCTGCTTCTCGTGTACTCCAATTACCCATATCATCTAATAATTGTCGCGCTAATCTCTCGACAGATACAGTCACCTTTTCTTCATCAGGAGTGTTTTCTAAGATTACTACTGTTTTTATTGGATAATCAGCACCATTCCAATCAATATAATCTGGATTTTGGCAAAACATTCCACGAATAATCGACCATATTTTTTCTGACTGAAAATCAGAATTTTGTATATGCCAGTAACATTCCCAGTATGTAAATCCGGCACTGCGTAGCATTTCCTGAATAACCGTATCAGAGGCACCATTACTTACTGCATCTTGAAGTGCACACCAGTACCCTTGATTGAAGTCAGTCAATTTGGGAGTTAATTCGCTGGCCTTTACTTTTACGCTCCCCCTTTTATCAGAAAAAATTAGAGAAACTAATGTATCATTCTCAACAGGATAAGAAACAGAGGTACATATTTGCATAACTTTCTGCTCGTCACTATTTACAGGATGCCATATTACCTCCGCACCTATATTTACAAAATAATATTTATTCATATTCAATTATATCAAGATATGCTTAGCGAATCTAACAGTTGTTTTAATGGCTGTTTGTCATCTTCATTTTTAGCTGTTAATAATTTCACTTCTCTGTCAGCTAATTGATAAAATTCATCTTTTTCAGCATAATTCATAGCTTTTATATACAATTCAAAAGCGTCTTCAATAGACATGCCATCTGCCGAAATATTAGCTAACAATTCTCCCATACACACTTCGCTTTGTGTGTATTGTTCTATAATCTTTTCAAATGTTTCCATGCTGTTAAAGAATATTTTGCCACCCATACCATATCAAATATGGGTGGCGATAATATTAAATAGTCAAGGTCTTAGTCAATTCGCCTTTATAACCACGTTCACGTAACATGTTTATAAGAGCTTCGTCACTATGCAGACAATCGTTACTTTTTGCCTCGCCTGTCAACAGGCTCGGCGAAGGCTGAAATGCTGCAACCGCCCTCACCATGCCACTGCTGTACTTGCCGTAGCCGTTGCCGAAGTTGCCATTACTAAAGTACACGTTCCAGCTGTAGCTCTGACTGAACTCACTGCTACCCCAGACCCAGGTTTCATCAGAATCTTCTGTAGGAAGCAAACATTCATCGGGACATCCAATTTCTTTCATTGCTTTGTTTATCTCATCACGATATGCGCAAAGAACTCCTAGCTCCATCAAACAAGGCAAATACCACTGGAGGCCACCTTTTTGATAGTTCCAGCAGCGTTTGGCGGCAGTCATTCCATCAATATCAGTTTGTGCTTCTACAATACGTTTGGTTAGATCAAGTCCGGAGAAAGTTTGCATAGCAACGGATTCATTCTGCTCTTCCGTTAAGATCCTATCAGTATTTCCCCATTGTTCTTGCCAAGTGTCAAACGCCAAAATACGGCTCATAAATTCTGTTGTTACGATAATGCCAATAGCATTAGTATAATTCATACCTCTTGCTCTGAAATCTGCGATTTCATACTGTTTCTTGTCGGCTCCTAAAACCGAAATAGAATACTTTTCCATACTTGTAAATTATTATTAATATTGATTTTAGAACCACACCAATAGCCTTGGAGTCTTCCAATAAAAATTGAATACTGGGAATATCTCTTTAAGTGTGGTGGTTATTTTTCCTGTAATATTTTTCACATGTCTAATTCGCAAATGATTAGCTGTTACGATATAGTCTATTCCTGGGTGTAAACCTATTTGCGAAAGAAGCGATTTCAAGAATATTTTTATATGTTGCTTTGCATCAGTAATTGAACGATAGCCAAAATCAATGTTAGCTACATACTTGATACACTTGCGTTTCATTTATTTTTCAACTTGTTATTAAACTTGATCTTTCCATTTTTATATAAATCAATTTTCTTTTTTCGATACTTCCGTTTTAACTCTGTCCAATATTCTGTTGGATATTGTTTAGAGTACTTGCGAACAGGAGGAGATAGTATAGATTGTATAAGCCGCTTACTAACATTGAACATAGCGGCCAGTCTTCTTTGGCTATATCCTTCACGGGCCAAAATCTGAATAGCCTGGCGTTGTTCTAGGGACAACTTAGCGCGACCATCAAATTTGGTTCCTGCCAACTTGATATTCTCAATTTTCAATGGCATATTTATTACTGTTTTAATGTGAATAGATTTTATAGTTTTATATGGTGTGAATAGTTGTCCACTTTAACCATTGTTTAACACAAAAGGCTGCTCTATTTTGTTAGAATAGCCTTTGCTTTACAGACATCACTTTAACTATGGTCGATTGTACCTTAGTCCGTCTGTATGAATAAACCATTTCTTCAAACTTCCGTCTGGCTTCTGAACTTTTTCAATATCCACTGTTAACCAATGAATAGCTCCCTCACCGAACTTGATTTCCCTTTTGGTCGGGTGTCTCCAATAATCAATCGTCTTTTTGTGCCCCATATTAATCATCATTTATTGCCACAGATTTCACCTTGTCTGTAACAGGCATGTACTCAATAAGATATGCAAGGTGTCCAGGAACAATATCCTCCAGTTCAATATCTACCTGGTTGCCCCATTCGTTATCAAAAGCCGATAATTCAATGCATCCGTCATGCAACCATACCTTATGAATCACGACATCCATAGGTCCGTCATTAAGGTTGACCAAGATTATAGGCGGGTCATATAATTCTTCCTCATCGTTTTCATCATCAATCCAGACAAATTCGCCACCATGAGCTTCCAATGCTAAATGTAATTCTCTAGCTTCCTTTTTTCTAATTTTATCACACATGGCATAAAAATTAGAATGTTCCATATATTCCATGATAATTCAATATTTTATGACCTACAAACACAAATATATTCTCCGGCAATTTTATATTCTTCATACCGTCCATCCCAAGAATTAAGTACCGAGCACCAACCATCCTCACTTATGATTGAATCCAACCAATCACTCAACGAATCAGTAGTTCTTTGAGCCGCCACAGATTCACGCCAAAAACACGCGTATTCATCATCATTATGTACTCTATCACTAGCTATATTAGTCAGTTCATCTTCTGTACCAATATAATAATCAATACCATTTGCACAGTATAGTTGTTCACCATAGGAACATTCTTCAAATGTATCATTCAAATCACCGAATGTACATCCCAAATGTACTCCCAGAGCTACAAATCGTTTGGCTTCATCTTCGTCACATTCGCGTAAATCCATTACTTGCTGGATAATTTCTTTTGTGGCAATAAACCCTTCTTTACCCATGTCAAAAACCGCTTCCAGTTCTTCTGTTAACGCAGTTTCTTCTTCTTCAACAAGGTCACAAATATTATTTATGATCTCTTCAATATTATCTGGAAGCGGACTGTATAACCAACCATTACCATATTTATATCCATTATCTACATATAAACCTTTTATAGCAAGAAAGAAACATTTTACGTTGTAGTCTGAAGATGTATGGAAGTATTTGTTTGACAATCCAAGGATATATTGAATGGGATTATTCCTCATTTTCTCATAAAGCACATTTCTCACCTGTATTATAGCCGCGTCACTAATGTTAAAATTCTTAACAAGAATCTGAAAAGAAATATCATCAAACTGTTCACGGTAATGCTCATTATATGTTTTAAACAACTCCACAAAGTAATTGTAGTCGTTAACATATTGCTCGCCGTTTAAATATTCATCTTGACGAATCGTACCGCCAGACATACCACCTAGATGATATTTGTTCCAAAATTCCAGAAGTTTCTTTTGTCCTTCTGTACGAGGAATTATATGATCGTAGCATTGCCCGGCACCCATACCTCCAGCCCCACATACCGAAACACTGAAACTTTGTTTAAATTTTTGCAATGTTTCACGGTTTATACGAGTAGATTCTTCCTTATAAACCTCAAAATCTACAGTCCAACTGTTTTTATTTTCGTCCCGAAATTGGACGGAACGTTTGAATATTATATCGTTTCTCATAATCAATCTTTCTAATTTTATTTTCATAAACCAGAGGAAATGCACCTAAACTGGTTTATGAAAACTGCCCTGATTAAGTTATTTACGCCATTCCTTCATTTTAGCAACCACATCAATGTTGTTGTCATCCAGCATTTTCTTCAACATACCAATCAAACGCCAACCTTCTCTATTCTCATACAACTTTGCCTTCTTGTTCAAAAAGGCAAGGGATGCGTTTTTACCTAATGTTTTTCCATTGTCATCTATGACAACGCAATTATGAAAACGAATCATGTTCTGCATTGTAAAGAACGCTCCAGATCCTTTGTAAGCATCTAGCCATGCTGCATTTTGAGGAGTATCCCAATGCATTTTGATACGCCTTTTATTGAACTCCTGTACCGAATGCCAAAGTTCATAAGTGTTTCCAGCATGTTGTATTTTGTGTACTGCAAACAACAATGGCTTAATTATTTTTCTATCAAAATCATCTACGAATATGTTTTGACCATTGATACGTTTATATGGTATCCCTTTACATTTTCTCAATTTCAACTTCTCAAATCTCTTTTTGAGTTTCTCGATATAGTCTTTTGCCATATCTAACACCACTCTTTTGTTAAACCAGCGATTTCGATCTCTGAAATTATCGACATCACCGTTCTGCATCATTTTGTGCTGGGCGTACAACTCGTTATTTAACATCTTCCACTGATATTCATATCCCATACTATGAATCACCTCTGAAACTCCAATCGGCTTATAAGCACCGTGGGTATTGGTAGTTATATAAATTATGCGGAACATCTGTGCCATTACCCAACGTCTGAATAATTGCCGATTAGGAATTGTGCCTTGAATTATAATGGCCTGGAAGATTGGATCATCTTCTTCCAAGATACTAATGACACCATCTCTTTTTGAGGCTATAAACTCCAAACCATCTGCACTTTGCATTGCAAAAAGCTCACTAACATCAACACCAGCTTTCTTTAGAGCTTCAATACGCTCCTTAGCTTTGGTTTGATTAGCTGTAAGCGTAAACTCGGTACCACACTCAGGACATTCAAATTTTAACTGTTTCATAACCTATTAATAATTTAATTTTTAGTCTGATTATTTATTTCTCTACTGTAACCCAGTTTTTGAGAATTACTAAATCTCTATCTTTGTTGCTTTGCCAAAACCATTTACCCATTTTATTAGCATCCCAACCTATACCCAATATTATTTGACAGAGAATGTATAATTCCAATTCGACTTGTGCTATATCTCGACCAACTCCAAACAACATGTCTTCATCCTCTAAATCTTTATCAGACAAAGCCTTAAAGTATTTTCGGCTTTTACATTCACTCATTGTTGATGGAATAGAATGTTTATATCGAGTATATAAATGCTCTACATTAGACAGAAACTCATCAAGAGAAGCGCATAATTCCACACCTAAGTCTCCCTCATACTGCGAATTCTGTATAATATATTGGCCATTAAGTTTGAAACTTCGTGTTTTAAAATCTACTTTAAACTTGGTTCCCTTCTCTACAGCCTGTATTGATTCTTGATAAATATTTTTCATAATGTTTACTTTTGATTTTATACTCAAACCTTTGACACATTTCTTTAAAAGTCTGATACTAACATCCAGAATACGCCGGAATATAGGTTTATAAAACCGTAGATGCCGGCGTAATTGTCGGATAGTTGTTAAACGCAAGGTTCTTGTATAAATGAAAGTTGTGTTACTTATAAAACAGCCCCCATTTAGCGTGACACATGTCTATGTGCTTATGATATATACTGTATCAAGTAAGATACCCGCGTAATCCTAGGTCATACATAGGATGACCGTCATCACGCGGACATCATATCTTATCCAGTATGTTAAATTACTAAATCCCAGACTGTAAACTTTGTGTTAAGTAATAAGTTGTAATTCTCAAAATATTGGCACATTTCTATACTTATTCGATTTAGAGCTGGTGTGATCAGGAACGGACCAGGACAATTAGTACTCGGTCCTTCCTGATATATAACCAGCTATATAAATGATATTTCTTGAATTACATATCTGTGCTAAATAGTTATCCTCATAATACTGATACATTACTTTACCCAATAGATGTATTCCGGTTGGATATTCCTGGAGCAGATGAGTTATCGACTCATAGATCCAGGAAGCTGCTCACCGGAACAGTAAACAAATGTATTCCTTGAATAACTTCGAATGTATTTCGCTTATTTTACAAGTCCTCAAATGAATGGCACATCACTTTACTCTCATGATAATTATAAATATGACCTGATCGAGAACCTGAGGTGAGAGGCTATGCAGCCTTGTAACCTCCGGTGAACGATCAATAGTTCATACTTTAGAATATGAAATTTTCTTCTTGAACTTGCCTGCTGTGCTGCTTTATAAACCCTCATAACAATCGACACATTTATTTATCTTCATTGATATAATCCAGATGATTATATGGTACCCGGAGTAGATACTGAAGGATGTAATCCTTCAAGGATAGAATCGGGGTACCTAATATATAATCTGGATATTAAACACTTGTTCCTCGGATTCATTTACTGTGTGTTCAGATTGTAGTTACAATATTGCCACTAAAGTATTGTACGCTGCTCTTCTGGTTAAAATAGCATTCTGCATACAACCTATTGTCAAATAACCTTCAATTTCTTTACTTTTAGATTTATTTCGATTAGCCTTTACGTTCCGACCAATGCCTCTAACAACACAACCATCCGGCTTATCCTTAACATAGCCAAGGCCACCAACTTTATGTTTCCCAGTTTCAACGGCTCTAAGGCAATCCATTACGAATTTATTCAATTCATTAATATCAACCCGAACATTACATACTGGAAGGGTCTGAGTCGCCCAACTATATTCTCCATTACCTTTATATAAATATCGGTTAACCGAATCCACAGCCTTCTTCAACGTAATACCACGTTTTCTGATGGTTCTTGATTCTATTTCTTTCTGGAAGGTTTTAAGACGATTGGGAGAGAAAGAAATCATACTTCCCTTAATGCTGAAACCTAGAAATTTGAACCACTTGTCCATAGTCAGGTACTCTACTTTCTTGGGATTCAAATTCATTGATTTTTCGGCCAATCTCTTTTGTAAAATGGTCATAGCCTTTTCATAGTCCGGACCAACGAACAACATATCATCCGAATACCTTACGTAAAACCCATTCAATTGGGACAGTTCATCATCTAGGCTATATAGCAACACGTTGGCTAACCAGCTTGCTACTGCGCATCCTTGTTTAAGTGATTGATATTTCTCATGCAGTTCGTTGTTCTCATCGAAATACAATCCGCAATGATAGTATTTTCTTAATACATCAATTAACACAGAATGACCACACTTAGCTTCCACTTTATCAAAGGCTGCGTCAATAAACTGGATAGGAACAGAGTCGAAATATTTACTTAAATCAGACTTCCAGCCCACATAACCATCACTTTTCATGTTAACAATTGTGTGACTTACTTCCAAAACCACTTTACCACAACCAATACCGACCTGATAAGATTTACAAGCAGGATGAATCATCTCTGGCATTAAATCAAATAGCAAATCATTCGCGATGCTTAGGATTATACGATCAATAGGTTCGTTGACATATACAGTACGAAACTCTCCGTTATCCTTCGGGATTTGTGCAATATGTGGTGGTGTTATTTGATATTTACCATTCAACATAGCTTCTGCCATGCGAATTCTGGTTGGTTCTTCTGTCAGTTTGATAAGTTCGCTCTTCCGAATATCCTTCAGAACGCCTTTCTCAATTGCTTTTGTCCATCTATTAATGTCGAAGAACATTGTAAGAATCTTATCTTTCATTTTATATCTCCTTTCTTTTTGAGTTGTTCCTTATATCTCCTGTGCTCACGAATTGTTGCTGCCCATTCTGCTTTTGTAGGTTTGTATCGCCCTTCTGCTTTACGTTGTTTTAAACTCTCTTTATTTTTCAAATATTTGTCTGGGCAACAAATAAATTGAATAAGACGCTTGCTCACTCCAAATATTTTAGCAAGTTTAGAGTAACTGATTAATTGCTTTTCTCTCAACCATTTTATATATTCTTTTTGGTCTGGAGTGAGCTTTATTCGTCTATCATATTGGGTTCCAGCGATACGAATCTTTTCTGATTTATACGGCATCGTTTTTAGGATACATTAAATCATCGTGTAAATTGTTAGGACATCGTTCATCAAACCAATGCCAGACATCAATCTTTAAGGTTCCGGCCGGGAAGTTGAGAAAGTCTTCTTCAATCTCATCATCGTTATTGACCGGAATGTCTCCAAACATTTCCCATAATTCTGAAAGGGTGCATAATTCTACATGCTCTTCACAAATGCCACACCAGCAATCTTCTTCCTCAACTGAATCATTATAGCTGATTTCATCTGTGTTTGGATTTACCCATGCTCTTTCTTCAACATTATTACTTCCACATTTGGGGCAATACAGTGAATCTAATGGCTTTTTCATTTTTACTCCCTTCTTCTTGAAGGATATATCAAATTGTCGGAGATTTGAAAGTTCAGTAAGAACCATTTCCGTTACAAAAGCTCTCATCTTATTTATCTGTTCATCTGATGATATTCCCCATACATTAGCCGCAGCTTGTACTGCATTTTGCATTGAGAAACATATTTGCGTCCAGTCATCGTACTCTTTTTTATCTTCGAGGATTTCATAGATTAGCGTTTTCGCTTTCTCAATATATTCTTGATTGAATGATTTTGATGTTTCCATATAACTTCACAATTAGTTTAATTTATTATACCATTCTATTTCAGCATCATTTGCTTCACGATACAGCATATATACACCACCAATAGTTGAGTTGTAAATAAGGGTGTATCCATCCTTTTGATGTACGGAATCAGTGCCATTATTCACCCACCTTGGTTCTTCGCTGCGAATATCATCGTCAGTCCATTCATCGCTATCCCATTGCTTCAGATAATCAATAACAGCTTCTCCATTCGCATCGGTAAAAACAGTTCCATACCCTTTACCATCGTATAGTTTATCACATTCGTCCAGCATGTCTCCGTACTGGACATCAATGACAATTCTATAAAGCTTTTGATTTCCCATTGAACTTAAATGCGGCATAACTATCTTTTCTTATTGCGTTTACGATCTCTTCTTATTTGTTTCTTGTTGCGCCCACTTTTAGTGGACGAACCTTTATATGTAGGAGGAACCCGTCTCCACGGAGTCGATTTCTCTTCATAGTCTTCTATTCTTTCAAAATAGACCGTAGGTGGATTTTCAAATAATATCATATTCATTTTTGCACCGTTTTGAGGGTTAATATTTCTTCCCATGCATCTTCTCACGGAGTTCGTTATATCTCATTTTTTGTTCGATGTGCCAAAACAGATCTATTTCAAGATGCTTTGCAAGTCCAAAAATTGATACTATCATATCATTTACAGTTGTAGGAAAATCAAATAGTCCATCATATCTAACAGGAAGCGTGGAAATAGCATATATAGTCTCTGTAAATGTCTCACTGACACAAGAGTCAGCAGAATCATCTATAACATCTGAATTAATATCCTTCATTGCAGGTTCAAGGCTTATCCCTCGAAGCCCAGCCAAATCAAGTAGGTGAATAACGGCATCAGCTAACTCTTCCTCTATTGACCCTTTGATTGTTTCATTGTATGCAACTTCGTAACCGCGCTCTTTGGGAATGTCTAGGTCTAACCCTTGACAAATACGACTGGTTGAGATTTTCTTCTCAAACCAATCAACATTAGCACGCTTTCCCCTTCTATCAGCTTCCACAGCTTCCATTAGTTCGGATATTATGAGACAGAGAAAATGTTTATTACTCAATTCCGTATCATGGAATCCATGTTCACAAGCGATTTTATATGTTTTATCCCTTAATTCGTTGAGATTCATTGCCAATTACTTTAAAAATTACCAAACCCTGATGTCATAGTCTCTAAAATAATATTCCAGTTCTTTTATCCCTTCCAAACTGTGCAGTCCACCCTCGCCAATTACTTCAATATCAACAGATATTTCATAGTCTGTTTTAATATTTACCTTAGAACTATTGAAAGTTTTTTTCACGCATTCTAAAATACTTGAAGAATCTGTACCATTTTTTACTATATTGAGTATCATTGTTTTTTGAATTTTAATTATGCAACATCATCTAACGGTCCACTATAGACTCTTCCATCCATATAATACAACCTGTCCTCATACTGGTTGTTATGTAATTCCTCCCGGATTGCATTTTCATCATTGGCCCAATACTCATATTCTTCATGCCAGCATTTGAAAAAACTGTCGTAGCATTGTTCTATTAAGTCTGTGAGCGAAAAGTTGTCCGGATAACTGCACCAAGTTTTATAATATTTGATGATAGGTTCAAGCAAGTAGAAATCATAACACATACCTGTTAGTGGACAATCATCACCTACAGATTTGATAATACGGCTTCGTCTGTATTTGTAAGTGTATTTTTCATTTATATATTTGCCTGAAGATGAATAATATCTACCTTGTGTAATGTATGGCATAATATTATTATTGATATATCGAAATAATAGTTTACCACATAATTCCTCTGCATAAATATCATTACTGCAATCTATTGGACACTCAAAAATGGGATTATTATTATATTTAAAATTAAAATTGTATCCGCTATAATTAACACTCCAACTACATGATTGGGTATTTGTCAATTTCTCGAAAGTTCTTAGAGACGTTACATAATCTGAACCGTAAGCCTCCATACACTGATCCATTATATTCCAGCGTTCACGCTCAATAATTTCTTTTTGTACCTCTTCCGACAATTCATCAAAAGTGTACAGTTGCAATGTTATTGTTTTCATTGATTTAAGATTGTTGGTTTTTAAACTCCATATAAAGGAACTCTGATATATTTGACTGGAAATTATAGGATATTCCCCATGTTCCAAAAGTTTCAAAGAACCAGTCAACAAGAAAGTCCCGGTCCTCGTTAGCTTGTTCGCTGTCTTCACCGGCATCTAATCTAGCAACCATAGCATTTACAAGAGGTGTGTCGTATGTAACCTCTCCATAAATATGATAAGGGTAGTCATAATCAATGTTATTGAAATTACCACAAATCCTGTGGTCCGGATTATGCAAGTATTTCTTCATATCAGAATTAAATTTCCAAGCCATTACATTGCTGTAATCTTCCAGATATTCATCCGAAAAGTTCTCCATGATAAAATCTTTATTTTCATCATCAACCATGCTTTCACGTGCATCTTTGAGAATTTGACAAAGGCGTGTCGCCATATTATCAATATTTATATACTTCTTTTCTTCCATTTTACTACTTTATTTGAAGTTGAAGACTATCATTACCATAAGAATACATCATTACAGAAGCTCCACAAGGAGCATTTTTACCAGCATGGAAACATCTCACACCTATTTCACGAAGTTTCTGAAAAGCATCAAATGATTGATTTTCGTTTGGAAAATGCAAATCAATAGAACTACCAATATCTACATGCTGTACCTGCAAGGACACTTTGTTTTTGTGATTTAAGACTATTACATCCATATTATTCATCGTTTTCTTGTTCACGTCTATATTGTCTGTATCTATCGTATGCTTTAAATGTCTCTGCTATAGTTTCAGAGAGATCATTAAATTTCAGAGGAGTAATCCTTGCAAAATATGCAATCCCTTTAGTTGTATAGCAACAATTTGTAACAAGTCTATCTGGAGTGCCAAACAAACCACGAACTTTAAAGCGGTCATCTGCTCTTACTTGGAAATGTTCTGACAACACCTTCAATGTTTCATTACCTGCCTTGACTGCTTCTTCCAAAGTATCAAATATACCTATGGCAATTGTCTTACTACAAGAAGTAGCTGGGCAGCTACCTATCGGTCTGTCATTATAACGAAACTCTATTTCTAACAACTCCTTTTGCATATTTCCTTTTGTTTTTATTATCGAATAGTTTTTTGATGGTGTCCATAGTTGTCCACTTTTTGAATATTAACTCGCTTTAACTTTAAAAGAAAAGGCGCAACCAGAACAATAACATTCTGATCGCGCCACCCTTCAAACAAAAACATGTCGAACAACACACATGGAAACAACTAATATATGTAGTGTTCCGGGAATCGAACCCGGATTTCTACCATAACACTTTACTCGTGCTTACGATACTCTTTCACTTGTTCAATATCATCCATATTATCCCACCAATTTGAAAAGTCATAGCAAACAAGATCTTCATCAAATTCTTCTTTCCCATCTTCATCTGTAGAAATATAGTCTTCCCTATCAAAACCCGCAATACCAATCATATCTTCGGTGTCTGTAATACCATCAAACCAATCTTGCGCTTCTTTCACATCATCTTCTCTAACGCCTGCATCAAAATGTTTTTCGTCTTTATATCCAAGCCAGTCTGCGATTGTATCAAAGTCAAACCAAAAGAAATTATTTATGTCATCATCGGTCCAACCACTTTCAGGAGCATCACTTTCCATTATGGATTCAATTTTATCCAGTTGTTCATCGGTACAGTTCTTTGCCCGATCCTCACCCCCACTCCAAAATTTGAAATCTCGAAGTGAAATTTCTGATATAACTTTCATAGTTCGTTTGCTTTTAAAAGTTCCCTTGCAACTCTTCCTACTTGCAACAAGTATATACTCCAGACTCTCCCGTCAGAAATTTTGTTCTGAACAACAGCACTATAACCGCATTTAATATTCAATTCTCTCACATCATAAGGGGAAACAAGCATACCTCCATGTTGTGCCAAGTTATAATCCGGTTCTTTAGGAAATGATTTTATATACCTCTTAATAATTTGAATACTCTCTTGCTTATCCTTTCCTTTGGATAACAATTGTTTCTCAATACTATTCATAACAGCATTGAGATTAGGATTTACTGAATACTTCATATTACAATAGTTTTATGTATGAATGCTCCAACGTCTTTCAGTCGCATTTGGGGACATAATTATCCCGCCGCAAATTTTGCGTTCGCCATTTACCACCTCAGAGAATCCAAAGCTATTTTTCGCAAAATCACCGTATATTTCAATATGTTGGTTAACGGCAAATCTCACCCATTTTTGTAGACTTTTCAAGCAATCTTCAAAACTTGAATCTTGCAATTCCGAAGCAATATTCTTGACCTCTTTTACACGCTCTGATATTTCTGGGGACATTTTAAATTCCAATGGTTTGTTTATGGCTGCATACTCTTCAGGGTATTGAATGGAAAGTTGATGTATCCGGCTTCCCCAGATATTATTGAATATTGAAACAATCTTATCTTTAGATACTTTTTGAAGTTGTGCTCCATCCCAATAAAAATACTTATTATAGTCCAAATCGTCCCAATAAACAATACTTGCTATTATCGCAAGAGAATCTTTCATAATTGCAAACCGGTTACTTTCTGACGAAAAAAGACTTTCTACACTGGGGCCAATAAAACACAGATGTGTTCCGTGTGTGCGCACTAACCAAAAAAATGGCTCATTAGTCTTTTCAAGAGTTTTCAAATCATACTTCTCGAAATCAGAGATGCACAATTTAGTATCGTATAACTCTTTGCGCATTTGTTCGATAATTTCTGGTATCATACTTCTTTATTTTAATTTTCACTTTTTATCAATCTCCCAGTATAACCACGGTATTCAAGCAATGTCACAATAAGATGATCTGGCACATCTCTCAAACGTCTGTAATTTTCCGTTAACACTTCAAGCAGATATTCTTCATCTTGTCCCTGCAAAAGATTAGTCAACTCCCAGCCATAACTTGTGTACATACCTATATATTTACTACTTTGGAATAACGTAATTCTCCAGTGTATCCACGTCTACGCAATTCAGCAAACAACATGTTGTCATCAAAGTCAGACATTTTCAGAGTCGCTTTTACTCCTTGTTGAGTTATGCCGCCACTAGATTTGCGTCTTCTTTCCTTGTCACACTTCTTACAATAGTTTGCCAACCCATCTTTGGTTGCCTTATTCTTAGAAAAATTTGATATAGGTAAGCTCTGACCACATTCTTTACACACTTTTGTTTCCATTATTATCTTGATATTAATTGTTCTCTTCGGGATGGAGTTTCAAATACTCGGTAAGTTCACAGTCATATATTTGTTCCTGAACAATTTCAGAAACAAGGGAATCTCCTTTAGTCTCCCAGAATTTCACTAACAAATCAATATTGGCACATTCTGGATGCTCTGTAATTATGCGCTCTCGGATTTCTTTTGGGATGCTATCGACTACATCGCACACATAATTCAAGCGGCAAGCTTTTAATGTTAGTATAACAATAACACATCCCACGATTACTTTGAATATCTTTTTCATTTGATACGTTTTTTACCGCTGTACATTTCCAGTGCACGCTCTACAAGTAAGTTCTGATTCCTGTCATCCAAATTGGCAAAAAATTCTTCTACCGCTCCATAATGACCATTTTGACTATTATATTCACGATACTTATTCCATAAATGCCTCCATCCACATTCGGCTTTTTCAAAAGCAACAGCACATTCGTGCTCATCCCAGCAATTCCACATATAGTAGAAGAAACTGGCTATATCATTCTTTCTTGCCATTATCTTTCACATCAATCATTATAAACTTGAAATATTTCCAACTCTCCAATACAATACTATATTGCTTCTCATTCTCTAGTTGGTACATGGTACCATCTTTCAATGTTAGGAAGTAAGTGTTTCCATCTATTCTCACAGTCTTCTCCACGCGCTGTATGTTTCCTGTAAATACCCTTATAGTTTTGGCATTTATCGTAATACAGGAAAACAACAGACATATAACTACCAAGATTCTATAGAATTTACTACCAATTGCAGTAGCTACTTTGATATACTTTTTCCGCTTATATACCACAACATACTTCTTCATAGATTTACGCTTTAAATAAATCATACACAGTTTTCCGCTTCACGGTAACATTTTGAGATTTAGGCAAATAAAATGTCATACTTGCACAAGAGGTAGAAATGATTTTCACGCTCGTTCTTTGGATTCTTGCTCGTTTCATGCTTTATTTTTTAAAGGTTTACAATCAGACACAAAAATAGCACGCACTCAAAAGTACATGCCACAATTAAAGTGGGTAACAAAGACTCGCACTTCTTGCACGCTACGCTTCCACGTTCGTTTTACCCATAGAAATAGCACGCCTGTATTCACCTCCAGACGTGCTATGTATGTTATGACTTACCAGTTCTTTATTTATGCAGCCATTCGCGCATCATATTCCGCACGCTTTTGAGCGTTTCCCAGCACTTCCCATGCTGCATTTACCTCTTGCATCTTTTCATTGGAACCACCGGCATCAGGATGAGCAGATTTAGCAGCTTGTTTGTATGCAGCTTTAATTTCCGCTTCCGTAGCATCATGCTTCACACCCAAGATTTCATAATAGTCAGCGGCTTTTGCGGCTACTTCTTCAAAGTTCAAACGGAATTTCAGAGCATCGAAAGATGCTTTTGTAGCAGCATGAATTTTCTTCTTAAAATCACGCGCTGCACAATCCAGGTCTTTCTTTGTAGGCACCAAACCAATACGGCTCCATACACTTCCCTCAACATCCCACTTCTTTGACACTTTGCAATCACTTGTACGCACTATGATTTCAGCCGGTGTACCGCTACGCAATTTGGATGCAATACCACCATTATCTTCACGCAGCCCAGCTTCCACCGCTTTCACAGTCCAGAACGTAGCTACCACATTCTTCCACACGCGGAAAATCTCGTCCTGTGTCTTATCCTTTGGCGTGTATTCATCACCGGCAAAATTCAGTCCTGAATAATGCGTTTCTCCGTCACGATTTACACTCTTATACACCAAAGTTACGCCTACCAACTCATTTGCGTTTAAGTTCTCAAATTGTACACTGTTATACCTACTAATTGTTCCCATGATTACTGTTTTTTAGGAATTTTCTGCAATAGCGCATTGTAGGCAATCGGGGAATCGAACCCCGACCTACCAAAATAGGAACGCACCACCGAAAACGTTTACACGCTTTCGATTGCGTTAAAGCCCAATCAGAGCATACTGGACATTCACCTATCCAGCACACTCTATGTACAACTTTTTGCCCGTCACTAACAGCGCAACGGAGCCGTGCGCCCTGTGTATGAGTGCTCACCAACTGCAACCAAACCGATTGAATTGCAGCTTTTTACATACGCTTTCGCCTATGTGGTAGGTAATTTCCATCGTTACCGTTAAAGCACACTTTTGGCATACACTTCTTCACTGTTAGGGCTGCGTTGCGTTGGTGATTACATATATACGCAAGGGCATATATCTTTCTCAGTTCGCATTAGGGGCAGATTTTCACACCTTTGTGTAAACATCCGTTTTTCGGTATGCAGTCGGCAACTGGGCACAACTATGGCACAAAGTTTACACTTTTCCCTTTTGCTGCATGGAGCTACGCACCTATGGCACGCTTTTGTAGCAGACTTATGTATATAGCTCCCCCATAGTGCCAGCGACGGTTTGCATGACAATCTTTAATAACTGACCATTACAGTTATGGGTATTCTTTCCCCGTTCACAAAACATCCCGTTTTATGTCTGGGCGTGCGCTTTTGCTTTCGCTTTCGCACTCCTTTTGCTTTTATGTACTACTTTCTTTTGTCCGTTTCTTACTTCTTGTTTTTACGGTTATTAATTACGTTTATTATCTCGTATCTGTTTGCGGTTTTCGCTTTTTGTAGGTTTACAGATAAAACCAAAACGGAAAGTAAACACTTTATCAAGTAGCCGTTATCTTAACTTGACGTTGCAAAGATATAACGCTTATTTGATATACACAAATAAAACTGCAAAAAACTTTCATTTTAAGACTAAAATAATTTATAAACAATTGATTTTCAGTAATATATAAATACGAAACAAAGAACGCCATCTATAAGCAATTGATAATCAATGAAATAAGCATTCCCAACACACGCGCGTGTATGCGTGATTACTTATTAGGGCAAATCGTGACACATGTACACACATGTGCACACATATACGCGCGCGAGATGTTGTTACCTGGATGCAAAAAGGAACGGGAACAAATCACATACACAAAAGGATAAATTTGTAATTATTTCAAAAGAGTATCAAAAACAAATGAATAAGCAAAACAAAAAGCAAAAGAACATTTGTTTCACTTTTGTATATTAGTGAAACAATATAATTAACTGATTTACAGCAATATGGCAATAAAAAATATAAAAAAAAGAAGGCAGAGCCGGTCAATTATGGAGCGAATACCGTATATATAATCCGACCTGATTTTTCAATCTCGTTTTTTCAAAAGTCGATCATAGTACAAAAAGCCAATTCTCTTCCAGACCACGTTATTCAATACAATAAAATTATCTCCAATTTCTAACATTAATTTTATAATATATCGAATCTGGAAGTAGAGATTTCGTAATTATCCCAGCATCAATTTATTAACTTTATTTTTATAATACAGAGAAATAATTATTTTCCAATAATCATAAAGACATATATAAAATGAAAACAAGTTCCAAATAAATATAGATAAATCATCTATATATCAATAATTTATATACGAGTTTTTATTTTCGGTTGTTTTCTACGTTTTCAGTTGCTTTGCTCTTTTTAGGTGCATTTTTGTTTCTTGTTTGTTTCTTGATTTCGTTTTTTATTTGTACCTTTGTGATAGGAAATAACGAATAAAAGGACACAAATATGCCAAGGACCAGAAAGCCAATAAAAGTAAAGGAGCCGATTCGTCTTCGGACGAAGGAGTTGGCCAATGGCAGCAAGAGTTTGTATCTGGATATATACCGAAATGGTAAGCGGACATACGAGTATTTGAAAATGTATCTTATTCCGGAAACGGATCGTAATGCCCGCCAACAGAACGAAACGACAATGGCTGCCGCAAATGCAATCAAATCGAAGCGTATCATAGAGTTGACAAGTGGTGAAGCCGGTATCATGAATCACAAGGATAAGGTTTATCTGCTGGACTGGATGCAACTCTATAAAGAGGAACAGAAGAAACGTGGTAAGAAAAACATAGGCCAGATAAAATCTGTTACCGGTATCTTGAAAGAGTATGCAGGAGAAAGATTCACATTAAATCAGATTGACCTCACTTTTTGCCACGGCTATATCGACTATATGCTGACAAACTACCGTCCCAAAGGAAAACCCATCTCGGCTTCTACGCGTAATACCTATTACCAGATTTTCAACGGTGCGTTAAATGCCGCTGTCCGTGCGAAACGGATCTTAAAGAATCCATTCAACGAAATGGAAAAATCGGAGAAGCCCAAGATGCCGGAAAGTGTGCGTTCGTATATGACTATTGAAGAAGTGAGATCATTAATCGCTACACCAATGCAGAACGAAGGGGTAAAAAGTGCCTACCTGTTCTCCTGCTTCTGTGGACTACGTATCAGTGACATTATCGGATTGCAATGGAAAGATGTGTTTATTGACAACGGCCAATACCGCTTGGCAGTAGCCATGCAGAAGACGAAAGAACCGATTTACCTTCCGCTCTCCAATGAAGCGTTGAAGTGGATGCCGGAACGTGGGGACAAGACAGCAGACGACCATGTGTTCGATTTGCCTTCTGGTATCAACCAGCTTATCAAACCATGGGCCAAAGCCGCCGGAATTTCCAAGCGATTCACCTTTCACACCGCCCGCCACACGTTCGCCACAATGATGCTGACATTGGGGGCCGATTTGTACACTGTATCTAAATTGCTCGGTCATACATCTGTAAAGATGACCCAAGTGTATGCCAAAATCGTCAATAAGAAAAAAGACGATGCAGTAAATCTGACCAACGGTTTATTCGATTGACAATGCAATGAACATCAGATATGTAATCACTTATAAGGGTGTTGTTCCGACAGGATTCTCTTTCGGGAGCAACACTCTTATAATATATCATATAAATCCAATTTAAAATATTTCATCATGAAAAGACCTAACAATGGCCCTCTCTCTTTTTGGAGGGAAAAAACATCTGCACCATTTTGTTGCAGAACAGGATGTAGCGAAAGAATTATTCGCATTGCTCGTTGAAGCAAAAACAATGTATCTCCGTGATGTCGTGACGGGCAATAAGCAGTACTACCGTTACGTGGAGGATTTCGTAAACAGCCACCGGTATATCGACTGTGACCATGCGGTCTGCCGGAACTGCCATGAAATGAACATTCATATCATCAAGGGGCTATTAAACGATTGCTCCCATCTTATCCGAGCATTTTTTACCGAAGCAGACTTCTCGTTCGAGAAGTGTATGGAACTGAAACGAACGTATGATACGTTTGTGCCACCATCACAGTCCGTCACGTGCTGCAAAGATGGACCGACAAGAATTTATCCTCTTTCTTTTGGATGCAATCTCACTCGTAAACAGATGATAGGTATTACAGCTTGTGCCAATGCTTATCATCTGTTTTGCGTTTCTACCCTACACGTTGAAGATATGGAAGCCCTGCTTTCCTGTAAAGAAGGATTCTGTATTCGTGTAAACAATATCCGCCATGTGGCCATCCTGTTTGATACACTCCTTGAGCACTCGTTTATCCAAGCCAAATGGCAGTCCGTTCTCAGTAATGGGCGGTTCTTGCAAACCAAGGATGGAAAAGGATTCGTTTCAGCTTCAAGCCTTTCATCCGCTCTGTCTGCCTTGCGTAACAACATGACATCAACAGGTTACGGTATCAGACGAGCCATTGATGAGCTGAGAGAGTGGTAAGAAGTGCCAATAAGCGAAGTATGTGAAAGGTAAAAGCGTGACAGTTGCCGTGATACGTGGTTACTATCACGGTACGAACTCACGCTGACCTTTTGGGTTGCCCTATCTTTGACCTCCGTTAGCGCGCTACATAACGGAGGATATACTTCATTGTCTAAATTTATAATAACTCATTTATGCAAAATAATAGATTGACATTCATGGAACGGCTGAGTGAACGGCTTACAAGCGTCGAAGCCATCCTAAAGAAATTAGATCCGATAGAAAGTCTGTTGGAACGCATCGCATTGCTGGAAAAAAATATATATACCACCAAACAGGTGTTTACCTTCCAAGAGGCTTGTATGTATATCGGAATATCCGAGAGTATGCTGTACAAGCTAACATCAGGCAAGGAGATTCCGCACTACAAGCCACGTGGCAAAATGATATATTTCGCCAAAGAAGATCTGGATGAATGGCTTTTACAGAATTATGAACCAACCGTAGATGAAGCAGCACGTATGGCAAACGAGGCCGCTGCCACACAACCTTTCTTTAATCAAAGACGCCATGGAAAACGAAAGAAGAACTGAATATAATGTGGATATGAGGCCGGAGGAGGATTTCTTATCGGATATCCTCTCCGCCTCGCAGATTCGGGCGACGGATACCTATGAAACGCCGCCACAGATTATCTGGATAGACAACTCGACCATTGCTACGCTCGGCAACTTCAGCGCATCAACCGGCAAGGCGAAATCAAAAAAAACATTTAACGTTTCGGCCATTGTCGCTGCATCGCTGGCAGGGAAACAAGTGCTGAACTACCGGGCGCACCTCCCGGAAGGTAAACGCAAGATTCTGTACGTGGACACGGAGCAGAGCCGCTTCCATTGTCATAATGTACTGGAACGCATCTTGCGGCTTGCCGGACTGCCCACTACAACCGACAGTGAAAACCTCGACTTTATTTGCTTGCGCGAATACTCTCCGGCAATACGCATTGGGGTCATCGACTACGCCTTACGTCAAAGAAAAGGATACGGACTTGTTATCATCGACGGTATCCGTGACCTGATGCTTGACATAAACAGTACCGGTGAGTCCGTGGAAGTCATTAACAAGATGATGGAATGGTCATCAAAGTATGACCTGCATATCCACTGTGTGCTACACTTGAATAAAGGAGATAACAATGTGCGCGGGCATATCGGTACGGAAATGAGCAACAAGGCGGAGACTGTACTGGTCATCAGCAAAAACAACGATTGTCCCAACGTCAGCGAAGTTCATGCGTTGCACATCCGTGAGAAAGAGTTTAAACCTTTTGCTTTCACTGTCAATGAGGGCGGGCTCCCGGTTCTCGCAGAAGGGCATTTGTTTGAGAATGCCCCACATCAGAAACCGAAACAGCGGACGGGTTTTATGGAACTAAGCATCGAACAGCACCGTGAAGCCCTTTCCGCTGCATTTGGAGACAAACCCATCCGTGGGTTTGAAAATATGCTGCAAGCCATGATGACTGCTTACGAGGCAATCGGGTTTAAGCGTGGGAGAAATGTAATGGTCAAACTGCTGCAATATCTGACTGACACCTTAAAACTGGTTATCAAACGAGATAAACTTTTTTATTATGACATGACACAGGCAGAAACCATGCTTTTCGATGAAGAATGAGAGCGGGCGCGGGCCTATATAATTCAGTTTAATTTAGTATTTATATATATAGGGGCGCAAACTAAACTAAACCGCTTTTGTACAAACAAGTGAAAAGAAATTTAATATGACCATAGACGAAGCAAAACGAGTGCGTATCGTGGACTTTTTGGCCCTGCTCGGCCACCGTGCGCAGTATATGAAATCAGAGCAATATTGGTATCTTTCGCCTCTCAGGAAAGAGGTGACGCCATCGTTCAAAGTCAATGACCGGCTGAATGAATGGTATGATTTTGGCGAGGCCACCGGAGGCGACCTTGTGGAACTGGGTAAGTACCTTTGCGGAACTAAAAGTGTGAGTGAAGCATTAGCATACATCAAACGGTATGTCAATGGTGTGTCGCTGCCGAAAACCCGGGCGTTGCCCGCAACCTCTCGACCAGTGGAAGCCGACATGAAGAATTTGATTATCGTGCCGCTGCGACACCACGCACTGCTCTCATATCTCCATTCACGTATGATTGATTCGGATATCGGACGAATGTTCTGCAAGGAAGTCCATTACGAACTGCGCCAGAGACGTTACTTTGCACTGGCCTTTGGCAATATATCCGGTGGATACGAGGTACGAAACCCTTATTACAAAGGATGTATCAAGAACAAGGACATTTCCTTGATACCCCAATCGCGTGGTGAGGCACAGAGCCGTGTCTGCCTATTTGAAGGATTCATGGACTTTCTGTCCTATCTAACCCTAAAACAGACGGACGATAGTGCCATTTGCATTAATGCCCCCTGTGACTACCTTGTTATGAACTCGGTCAGTAATCTGAAAAGGACATTGACGTATTTGCAAAAATACACGTATATTCACTGTTACCTTGACAATGACCTTGCCGGACAAAAGACAGTGGAAACCATAGCCGGGATGTATGGCAGATGCGTCTATAACGAATCAAACTGTTATGCCGGTTACAAAGACCTGAACGACTACTTACGTGGGAAGAAACAATGAACAACCCGCTCCCTAAGCCCTCCTTCATCACGGAGGGCTTTTTTTATATCCCGACTTTTCCTGTTTTCTTATCCAAAATCATATTTAAATATGATTTTGAAATATGATTTTTAGATTTTGAAAAAATATTATATTGAAACGATACGTTTTATAATCAATAATTTTATCTTTCAAATTATCCATTCTTATTTTGCACACACAACCAAATATAAAAATCATATTATACAAAAATATATGAAATCATATTTTATTTTCACCATTGTCCTGACGGTTGCCTATCTCGTCTATTATGCAGTTATCATCGTGCAGGACCTTTATGGAAAAAAAGGAAATGGCAAGCCGGAAGAAGAGGTATTTGACCTCGGTGCGCCAGAAGATGAACAGAGTGTGTACGTGACGGAGAGCGATACGGGATTCAATGTGGGTAATGAGAAATATGAAACAGATGTTGCCCCTACCGCTTCGCCTGCACCACAGGAGACGGAAACCGCAGACAATAATGGCGAGATAGCCGTGGCGGAGAAGCTAAAACGCCTGAAAGCCCAAGCGGAGGAACAGATGGAAGAAACCGAGACCTACCTGTCGGACGCATACACGGCAGACGAACTATACAAAGCGATGCTTGCCAAAGGAAAGACGGGCAACCGTCCGAAACTGGTATGGAAACCTCTCAAAGACCGATTGTAAAATGTCGAAAGCAAAAAAAATATTATGTGCACTGTGCTTTGTCCCTTATGCGGCATTCGCCAAAAGTGGCAGCGTAAACTACAGTTGGGGTGCAGACGCACTGGCAACGATGCACGACTTCGTGGTGACGATGATGCTGTACGTGCTGTACATCTGCTACGCTGTCGCCTCGGTTTTCGTAGTCGTTGCCGCGCTCCAGATCTATATCAAAATGAACACAGGCGAGGACGGCGTGGTGAAGTCTATCGTATCACTTGTCGGTGCGTGCCTCTTCATCATTGGTGCTTCAATCGTGTTCCCTGCTTTCTTCGGCTACCGCATATAGGTGGCTGACAGAAGTGTAAAATAAATTCAAAAAACAAGAGTACCACAAAAATGTAATAAATATGTTTCAGAAATTCAAAAGAATGTGCCGAAAGGCAAAGAAAACCATCATGCAAGTTTCCACCAAAGTAAGAATGTTAATCATTGCCCTGTTGGGAGGCATACCTGCTATGGCTCAAAGTACAGCAGGCGATTACTCGGCCGGTACGACAGCTCTATCAACCGTAGCGGAGGAAATCGTGAAATACGTTCCTGTCATGGTCAAACTCTGCTATGCCATTGCTGGTGTCGTGGCCATCATCGGAGCCATTTCGGTGTATATCGCCATGAACAACGAGGAACAGGATGTCAAGAAGAAGATTATGATGGTAGTTGGGGCGTGCCTTTTCTTGATTGCGGCAGCCCAAGCATTACCTCTATTCTTCGGAATTAACGCATAAACAGTCAGGGGAAATGATTAATGACGGACGTTATCCGGATTATCCGCTGTTCAAGGGGTTACAACGGCCTTTGGAGCTGATGGGATTACAAGGCCGCTACATCTATTGGGCGGCAGGCGTGGCTGGTGGAGCCATTGTGGGCTTTATCGCCGCCTACTGTCTTATGGGCTTTGTGGCCGGACTGGTCGTATTGGCAACTGTCTTATCTGCGGGAATCGTGCTTATCATCCTCAAACAGCGAAAAGGGCTGCACAGCAAAAATGTAAAACGTGGAGTGTATGTGTATGCCTATTCGCACAAAGTATGACTATAAGAAAAACTATCACGGCAATGTGTGTGGCTGATTGATTGTTGAACGCGGGCGGGTCCGCCTCCAGCCGAGGCAGACCTGCCCCTATTTAATGAACGAATATCGGAATGACCCTATATATCATTTTATTTTTCATCGCCCTATGTACGGGTATGGCCTTGTCAGTCTATACGTTCGGTACGGGCGGCAAGCGCAAGCACATCTTTCAGAATATCTATTTCTCTGTGGAAGATACAGATGGTGTGGGTGTGCTGTACACCAAGACGGGTGAATATTCCGCCGTCTTAAAAATCGAAAATCCGGTACAGAAGTATTCGGCGGACATTGACAGCTATTACGATTTCACGCATCTATTCTCTGCCCTTGCGCAAACACTGGGCGAAGGATATGCCTTACACAAACAGGACATCTTCGTGAGAAAACAGTTCGCGAACGAGCCGGAGCATAATCAAGAATTTCTCTCAGCATCGTACTTCCGTTATTTTAATGGGCGTCCGTACACGGACAGCCTTTGCTATCTGACTATCACACAGGAAGCCAAGAAGAGTCGTCTTTTCTCTTACGATAGCAAGAAATGGCGCGATTTCCTCGTGAAAATTTATAAGGTTCGAGACCTACTACGCGACAGCGGTGTACAAGTGAAATTTCTGAACAAAGCCGAGGCAAGCGAATATGTGGACCGTTACTTTGCGATGAACTTCAAAGACCGTACGGTCTCGATGACGAATGTCAAGGCTGACGACGAAACGGTATCTATGGGTGACAAACGCTGTAAGGTGTACAGCCTCGTGGACGTGGACTGCGCCGCACTCCCCTCGCTGATACGTCCCTATACCAATATCGAGGTGAATAATACCGAGATGCCAGTGGATCTTGTCTCGGTGGTGGATAATATTCCGAACGCAGAAACGGTGGTGTACAACCAAATTATTTTCCTGCCCAGTCAGAAGCGTGAACTGGCATTACTCGACAAAAAGAAGAACCGGCACGCAAGCATCCCCAATCCAAGTAACCAAATGGCCGTAGAGGACATCAAGCAGGTACAGGACGTAATAGCCCGTGAAAGCAAACTGCTCGTGTACACACACTTCAACATGGTGGTGGGCGTGCCTGCCGACACCGACCTTCAAAAATGCACGAATCACTTGGAAAACGCTTTTGGGCGCATGGGCATACATATCAGTAAGCGTGCATACAACCAACTGGAACTGTTCGTCAGTTCGTTTCCGGGCAACTGTTACAGCCTGAACGAGGAATATGACCGTTTTCTGACCCTCTCCGACGCTGCGGTATGCCTGATGTACAAGGAACGGGTGCAGCATAGTGAGGAAACGCCGATAAAAATTTATTATACTGACCGTCAAGGTGTTCCGGTAGCTATCGACATCACGGGAAAAGAGGGAAAGAACAAGCTGACCGACAACTCGAATTTTTTCTGCCTGGGGCCTTCGGGCAGCGGAAAGAGTTTCCACATGAACTCCGTCGTGCGCCAGTTGCATGAACAGGGGACGGACGTGGTAATGGTCGATACGGGTAACTCATACGAGGGGCTATGCGAGTATTTCGGCGGCAAGTATATCAGCTATACCGAGGAACGGCCCATCACGATGAATCCGTTCCGTATCAATCGGGAAGAGATGAACGTAGAAAAAACGGGATTCTTGAAAAACCTCGTCTTGCTTATCTGGAAAGGTACGCAGGGAACGGTCACAAAGACGGAAGACCGTCTGATAGAGCACGTCATCACGGAATATTACGACGCCTACTTCAATGGTTTCGAGGGCTTCACACCCCAACAGCGTGAGGACTTGCGTAAGAGCCTCGTTATTGATGACCGCAACAGCAGTGAGAAGCGGCACGAAAGCGAACGGGAACGCGCGGTCCGCATCGAGGGTATCATTGACGAGATAGAGGGCCGACGCAAGGAACTGAAAGTGGAGGAACTGTCATTCAACTCTTTCTATGAATATTCCGTGCAGCGCATCCCGGATATCTGTGAGGAGAACCGTATCACGGGCATCGACCTCTCGACATACCGCTATATGATGAAGGACTTCTATTTGGGCGGCAACCACGAAAAAACGCTGAACGAGAACATGGACAGCTCGCTGTTCGACGAGACGTTCGTGGTCTTCGAAATCGACAGCATAAAAGATGACCCGCTGCTTTTTCCTTTGGTCACGCTGATTATCATGGATGTTTTCTTGCAAAAAATGCGCATCAAGAAGAACCGCAAAGTCCTTGTCATCGAGGAAGCATGGAAAGCCATCGCCAGCCCGCTGATGGCGGAGTACATTAAATTTATGTACAAAACAGCGCGTAAATTCTGGGCCAGTGTGGGCGTGGTGACACAGGAAATACAAGACATCATCGGCAGCGAAATCGTGAAAGAGGCCATCATCAATAACTCGGATGTGGTGATGCTGCTTGACCAGAGCAAATTCAAGGAACGTTTCGACACCATCAAGACGATTCTTGGCCTAACGGACGTGGACTGTAAGAAAATTTTCACCATTAACCGCCTTGAAAACAAGGAAGGACGCAGCTTCTTCCGCGAGGTGTTTATCCGTCGGGGCACGACCAGCGGTGTTTATGGCGTGGAAGAACCGCGCGAGTGCTACATGACTTACACGACCGAACGAGCGGAGAAAGAGGCTCTGAAGCTTTACAAGCGCGAGTTACAATGCAGCCACCAAGAGGCTATCGAGGCATATTGCCGCGACTGGAATACCAGCGGTATCGGCAAGGCATTGCCGTTTGCGCAGAAAGTTAATGAAGCGGGATGTGTACTGAACTTAACCACTAAAATAACATCATAATGAAAACGAAAAGGATTTTAATCACCCTGTCACTGGGCTACGGGATAAATATGATGGGGTTTGAAAGCGGCTTGACGCGCGAACAAATCTCTGTCAGCAATCCGGAACTCACTGTTTTGTCCCTCCGGGAGTTTTGTATGCTGTCCAAGGAGAACCTGCTCCGCATGGATGACATGACACCGGACAAAGTAGCCGCCATCGAACGGTTGTTGGCAGAGTATTCCCTTCGGTTGGGTATGTCCGATGTAGAACTGGAAGCGTATTTGAACCGGTATTATGAAGAAAACCCCAAAGAAAAGGAGTTTTACGATATGTGCGACAGGCTATGTAACAGCAAACCTGTCTTCGATGAAAACAGGTTTCGAGAAGAACTATTCAGGGAACTGAACAGTAGTCCGATGAGTGAAAAAAGACTAAGTGACTTGGGATGGCTACGTTATCAGACCGTGCGCGAAACTTATCTAAACCAGCCTTTCTTTTTGAGATGGTTCGGCTCCCAAGAAGCCCGGATCAAAAGGGCCATCAAGGATACTACCATCATACATGATATGTTCTGCCGACTTGTCACAGAGAATTGTATCGAATCTGAACGGTGGTATTTCAATCACAAGGAACCGGAATACATAAAAGAGGTCTGAAACGATGAAACGGCTGTTTATCTTTTGGGTTATCCTATTGCCTGCCCTGACACAGCACGTTCACGCACAATATTACAGCGTGAACTATGACGCTCGTACCGTGGCGGCCATGGCCGCAGCATTCGGCACGGAGGCAGTAGCCGAAAGCTACTACCGCGAGCAGGTGGATGATATTCTGAAACACTATACGGCGGCAGAAGTGGCGGCAGCAGGGATATTTTCTTCCAAATTTTTGGAACACAAGGCTCTGTCCGACCTTGGCATCTGGTGCAGCAGCACGGAAAATTACTACTATCGTCGAATTTACCACATGGTGGCAGAAAAAATCATGCCGAAAATATGGGTGGTGGCGAAGCTGATGCTGCGCTCACCACAAACAGCAATCCACTGGGGCAGCTATCTGATGAAGGTGTGCGACGATATGAAGAGCCTGTGTATGCAGTTCGAAAGTGTGGTGACAAACAGCACGCTGTCGTTCTCGGACATCGCTTTTCTGGAAATTGACCGCGACATTGCCACCTTGCTGAACCTCGCAGAACTGGGCGGTACCGATTGGCAACGGATGTTGGACAACTTTACCAAAGTGCCGGGCAATTTCACGATTGAGAACTTAAAGGGCGACATTGACAACCTTTATAACATGGGCGTAGGGCTGGCAACATCAGGTATGGAGAACCTCGGTGACGCTCTACTGCAAAGTAGTGCGTTCCATGACCTGCTGGGTGGCAAAGTCAATGAAATCGGCAACCTGTATGAACACTACGGTACTCTCTTCGAGCAGGCGGAACATGACATCGGCAGTCTGCTAATCGACATGGTGGGCGGTCAGGATAGCGTGGCCGCATTGTTCAATTTCAGCAACTACGACCTCACATCGTGGATGACCGACTATATGGACAATGCTGTCGGGAACTATTACACGCAACGGTGGTATATCGCACGGCGTGATCAAGGAAGCATTTCTCTATGCGACTACTACCCACCGACAGACGACAACAGCATATTGAATGGGGGCGCATGGACACGCTTTAACACGAGTGATCCGGGATTTTATCCGAACGCTTCGCAACGGGAGCAGGCCCTCGCCAATTCAGAACGGTATGCCGGATGGTCAAGAAGCCGAGTGCAACAGCTCAACAATAGCAACGATGGCTACACCTATACTATCAATACCCGACAACAGGCCTATATCATCAGTAAGGGTAACAAACAGACAAAGAAGGCATACGCCTACGAGATACACGTGACACAGAGTTGGAATCGGACGGAGGTGGTCTATGAGGATGTCTTCGACTCCTATTCGATGGATTTGAATACGTTCAAAGCGCAGCTCAATGCCCGCCTCTCGGAGTTCAATGACAACGAGGAAGGCTATGTCTATTACATAGCATCCGATGCACGGAACTATTATCAGGCGACGGATGCCGCAAAATTGCAGGGATGCGAAAGCGTGACCATCAGTGTAACCTGTTCAGACGGGGCGACGCTGGGACAAGGCTCGACACAATACAAGTGTCGCAAGTGTGGCGGCTCACTGGATGCCCACTCCAAAGAGTGCGTCATGCAGACCTCGGTAACGGAGAACGAACTGGACCTTTCAGAACTGGACGCACTGATACGGGAAGCGGACAATCAAGTCGCCGTTCTTCAATCTCAGATTAGTGCCTTGGAAAAGGAAAACGCCGACCTTCTGAAAAAAATTGCCGAGGCGAGCGTGGAAGACGCAGCAGCTTACCGGCAACAATATAACTCCAACCGGACACGTATCGAGGAACTGAAAAGCGAACTTGCCGAGTGGCAACAAAAACAGAAGGAGTACGCAGATGCAAAGCAGGAAGCGGAAGCAGAGAACGATGTGCCGACAGATGATTACTACCGCCTACCGGCTATCATGCAGGATTGCAAGACAGCCTATAGCCTCACTTGGCAGGACGGAGGTACATGGAGCGGCTATACGTTCGTCCGTAAGGCGACGATGCCGAACATCAATGGTATCATTACGTTCCGTGCGACTATTTCTATCGCACGGAAGCCGAAATACTTTCTGGGTATCAAGATTCACCGTGCCATTATCCAAATCAGTTGGGAATTGACTTCGGCATACACAGACACGCACGTTACCGATGTACTGACACTCGATCCGAACCTGCCGAACGAGGAAAAGACTAAAATCGTGAATAATCGCATATCGGAAATCGCACGGGAATATCCCAACTGTAAAATCACTACCGAGTATGCCCGTACAGAACCTATGGAAGAAGTACCGAACAGCGACGTGTACCACCTGCTTTGGTCAAGTGACCGCCTCGAAATCGCACGAGAAGTGGATTCACGTATCACGAAAATATACGCCGACCTCGTATCCTTGGAGAAGATGATGCACTACAAGCGGAACATCATCGACGTACTGAAGGATGTGCTACCGGGACTCGATACGGACGAGGGTCGTAGGCTGACACTCGTGGAAGAGTGCCATGACCGCTGGGTAGAAAACGCACGAACATCCCGAAGTGGCAGAAAGGAGGTACGGCCATGAAACGCACTATACTGATAGCCATTACGTTGCTTGCACTACTACCCGATGTCGCCAAGGGCCAATGGACATTCGATATCGTGTCGGTGGAAGCGTACATAAATGACCACAAAAAACAACGCAGCCTGTTGCTGGCCCGAAGCACGCTGGAATACAGCAACCAACTGCTGCATGAGTACAGCCGTGAGGAGACGGGCAAATACAAGGAAGTAAATATCGACCTTGACCGCTATACCCGTGCCTTTGATGTCATCGACGTGATGTACCAATCCCTGCGGACGGTGCTGAACGTGAAGGATACCTACAGCTCGGTAAGTGACCGTATCGGTGACTATAAGACCATGCTGGAGGCTTTCCATGAGAAAATCCTAAAACATGGGAACATCGAGCCGTCAGACGCACTGATACTGACTATCAATGAAAAAGCAATACGGGATATCGCCAACGAGGGAGAACACCTCTATAAGTCGGTGAGCGACCTCGTGCTGTATGCCACGGGCGCAGCGGCCTGCTCGACCAGCGACCTGCTTATGGTACTGGAGTCCGTGAACAAGTCGCTGGACAGCATTGAGCAACACTTGAACCGGGCATACATCGAGACATGGAGATACATACAGGTACGTATCGGCTACTGGAAATCGAAGATTTACCGGGAACGTACCAAACGGGAAATTATTGACGGTGCTTTCGGACGATGGCGCAATGCGGGACGACTGGATTATTGACGGTAAAAGAGGAAGGAGGTAAATAATGCCACAAGTTAGATTATGACTTTTATGTACCGAAATTGATAAGGGATATCTTAAAACGCAGGAAAAGCGTTTCGTCCTGAATGTTCGGAGAAGTACAAACAGAGAAAGAAACTTTAAGTACAAACAAGTCTATCTGGCCTATAACCAAGAGGCAAATGGACATTTGGATTAATAAAAGATGTAATGAAAAAGATCGTTTTTGAAAAAGACATTACGCTATATAAAGCCGATTGCCTTGAAGTAATGCCTCTTCTCCCAGAATCAAGTATTGATTTAGTTCTATGCGACCCACCTTTCGGAATTACAGCCTCGCAATGGGATAAGATAATACCATTCTCGAAAATGTGGGAGGAGATTAGAAGAGTGAGAAAGGATAATGCGCCTACGGCTTTATTTGGCAGCGAACCGTTCAGCAGCCTTTTACGCTGTGGCAATTTAGCCGAATTTAAATATGACTGGGTATGGGAAAAGTCAAAAGCAAGCAATTTCCTTCTTGCTAAAAAGCAACCTCTAAAAGCGCATGAGCTAATCAGTATCTTTTGTAACGGCAGAACTCCTTATTATCCAATCATGGAGGAAGGTGAGCCTTATGAGAATCGTACAAAGAGAGGAAGTAACTGGACAGGAGTAAACAAGGTACCAAATCCTACATTCAGAAATGAAAACAAAGGAACGAGATACCCACGAAGTGTGAAATATTTTAAAACTGCGGAATCAGAGGGCAAAACGATTCATGTTAATCAAAAACCAGTCGCATTGTTGAAATATCTGATAAAAACATACACGAAAGAGGGTGACACAGTCCTTGATTTTGCCTCTGGAAGCATGAGCACTGCAATCGCCTGTATTCATACGAATAGAAAATGTATTTGTATTGAAAAGGATGATATGCACTTCTTGCGGGGAGAGGAAAGGATTAGAAATGAATATAATATAAAAAGAAATGTGGAATAATCCTGGTGATTAACTGATTGAAGCACATTGAGTATTGAAAGATTAATAACAAATAACCGAAAGTAAATATGGACAGAATACTCTTACTCGTGACGGTTACAATAATTGCAACCACGGCGGCAAAGGCACAATCCGTGACCTATAACCACGATTCGCCGAAACAAAACCAAGTAACAGTAATGGAAACCGGTACGGGAGCACTCTCGCCCGACCTCTACTACTCCATACTGCACAACAAGTATAAGAAGTCGGCAGCAGTCAAGAACAAACTGTCGTTCCGCACACTGGCGGGCGTCCACCTATACAACCAAACGGACGAAGCTGAAGCCATCGACTCGGCATTGGTGAGCCGGGCAAAGATAGAAGCCTTGAACGTGGCTGACCGTCAAGCGGACATCGCATGGGTCGCTGAAGGCGATAAGGTCAACGGACAGATGGTACGGTTCAAACGAAACATAGACCGCATCTTGCCTGTCGGGGGGACACCGGAGGATAAAGACAGATGGACGGAATATTACCATATCTACCAGTGCGCCATTGATGCAACGAAAGATGCCTATATGCCCAACGCACAGCGGAAGAAAGAGTATCTGCGCATCTACGAGGATATAACTCGACAGAACGAAATCCTTGTCGGCTACCTTGCCAAACGGCAGAATACTACGATAACAAGTACGCTACTGAATGCTACCGCTGACCGTACTCTGGATAAGGAGAGTATTGTCCGCGATGCGGTGAACCGATGGCACGAATCACGCTTTGCCGTGCGCGGCCCGCAATCAGGCAATAACACGGGTGGCAGCGGCGACGGAGATGAAACAGTAAACAAAGGGAACTGAAAAAACAAAAACGTATGGCAGACGGAAATATACTCTCGGATTTCGGTATTAATATCCTTGAAGAAGAAATAGACGATGTGATTTTTCAAACGAACGAGTTCCTGACTGATGCGACTTTTACCGGCTCGCAGGGACCGTTCTGGTGGATACTACAAATGTGCATGGCACTGGCTGCCCTGTTCGCTATTGTGATGGCAGCGGGAATGGCGTACAAGATGATGGTGAAACATGAGCCACTGGATGTGCTGAAGCTGTTCCGTCCTTTGACTGTTTCAATCATCCTCTGTTGGTGGTATCCGCCAGCAGACACGGGTATGGCTGGCAGTGGGAGCAGTTGGTGTTTCCTTGACTTCCTGTCTTACATCCCGAACTGCATCGGCTCGTACACGCATGACCTGTACGAGGCAGAAGCCACCCAAATAGCGGACAAATTCGAGGAAGTGCAGCAACTTATCCATGTACGTGACACGATGTACCAAAGCTTGCAAGCACAGGCAGATGTCGCTCACACGGGTACCTCCGACCCGAATCTGGTAGAAGCGACCATGGAACAAACCGGAGTGGACGAAGTGACGAAGATGGAGAAAGACGCAGCCGAACTGTGGTTTACCTCACTGACGGCAGGAGTCATCGTAGGTATCGACAAAATCATCATGCTTATCGCTCTGATTGTGTATCGTATCGGATGGTGGGCGACCATCTATTGCCAGCAAATCCTACTGGGCATGTTAACAATATTCGGACCTATACAATGGGCGTTCTCGCTGTTGCCCAAATGGGAAGGTGCATGGGCGAAGTGGCTTATAAGGTATCTGACAGTACATTTCTATGGTGCAATGCTCTACTTCGTCGGCTTCTATGTGCTACTGTTATTCGACATTGTACTGTGCATACAGGTAGAAAACCTGACGGCAATCACAGCAAGCGAACAGACAATGGCGGCCTACTTGCAAAACAGCTTCTTCTCCGCCGGCTACTTGATGGCGGCAAGTATCGTGGCACTGAAATGCCTAAACCTCGTGCCGGACTTGGCAGCATGGATGATACCTGAAGGCGACACGGCCTTCTCTACACGGAACTTTGGAGAAGGTGTGGCGCAGCAGGCCAAAATGACGGCTACGGGCGGTATCGGCTCGATGATGAGATAATGATAAACCTAATATTAAATATCCAAAAGATGAATGTACAACAGAAAATTGAGAAATGGTGCAGGAACGAGCGTTTCGTGCACTATGCAAATGAACGCATAAGCGAAGAACTCGTTTATGCACCTAACCACCGAATTGATCCGGAATATGAAGAACTGGACGAAGCCATTACATGGGACAACCGATATATTGTCCCTATGATGACTTACCTTACCTATCGTCTGCAACTGGTCAAATTGCAGAAAAATGCCAAGAATCGAAACCGCCGTGTCTGGTGGATATTCGTGCATGTAATCATGCGGGAAGATTACACACAGCTTTTTGACGGGAAGTTCGAAAAATTTCTGACGGAGTTGCATGATACAGTCATGACAATGTTACATGACGAATACACACGATTGTCTAACAAGAAAAAATAAAGGTATATGGTCATCAAACATTTGGAGAATAAAATCCGACTGGTGGGCATCATCTGCACTGCTTTTCTTGCAGGGTGTATCATCATCAGCGTATCAAGTATCTGGACTGCCCGGACAATGGTAACGGACGCGCAGAAAAAGGTGTATGTGCTGGACGGAAATGTACCTATACTCGTAACCCGCACGACGATGGACGAAACACTGGACGTGGAGGCCAAGAGCCACGTAGAAATGTTTCACCATTACTTTTTTACTCTCGCACCGGACGACAAATACATCCGCTATACGATGGAAAAAGCGATGTACCTGGTCGATGAGACGGGACTGGCACAGTACAATACCCTCAAGGAAAAGGGATTTTACTCCAATATATTGGGTACGAGCGCGGTGTTCTCGATATTCTGTGACAGTATCTCCTTTGACAAAAAGAATATGGAGTTCACCTACTATGGTCGGCAGCGAATCGAGCGCCGGAGTAATATCCTGATGCGCGAACTGGTTACGGCAGGGCAACTTAAACGTGTGCCGAGAACGGACAATAATCCGCATGGATTGCTCATAGTAAACTGGCGCACATTGCTGAACAAAGATATCGAGCAAAAAACAAAGAGTAACTATTAAATCACCAAAGATATGAATATCAAAGGATTCAAACGGATGTTGTTCGGCGAGAAGATGCCGGACAAAGATGACCCGCAGTACAAGGAACGCTACGAGCGAGAGGTGCAGGCCGGGCATAAATTCGCCAAGGCGACACGCATCGACCAAGCGGCGGCCAAGGTGCAGGGCTTTGCCAACGCACACCGGACGCTGTTTCTGGTCATCGTCTTTACATTCGTCATCGGAGCTTTCGTATGGAACGCCTACCGCTTGGTAACTGTGTACAGACACAGTCCGGCAAGTCGCACGGCGACGGAAATGCAGGATTCTGTGCTTCGGGAACGGCACAAGCTGTTGCAGGAAGTCGAAATAAGGGAACATAAAAACAGAGGGGACAAACCACAATAAAAGAATACTTATGAATACACGGCTTGAAAAATCAGTCCGTTCGTCAGACGAATGGTACACGCCAAAGGAGATACTGGACGCATTGGGCAAATTCGACCTTGACCCTTGCGCTCCCATCCGTCCGTTGTGGCCGACTGCCGAGGTCATGTATGACCAGAACATAGATGGGTTGTCCCAGATATGGGAAGGGCGTGTGTGGCTCAATCCTCCCTATTCGCGTCCTCTTATCAAGCTATTCGTCCGGAAATTGGCAGAACATGGCAACGGCATTGCATTATTATTCAACCGTTGCGATTCCAAAATGTTTCAGGACGTCATCTTCCCAAAAGCGACGGGAATGAAATTCCTACGCCACCGCATCCGATTCTACCGACCAGACGGAGCACGAGGTGACTCTCCCAGTCGCGGTAGCATCCTATTAGCTTTCGGAGAAGACAACGCAGAGATACTGAGAAATTGTGCCATTGAAGGCAAATATGTACAACTCAATTAAAAGATGTATAATGAAGATATTGGAGAAAATCAATTTTCGCCAGCCGAAATATATGCTTCCCGCCATCCTTTATTTCCCCCTGCTCGGCACGTCTTATTTCATCTTCGACCTGTTTCAGACAGAAACGATAGAAATACAAGACAAGGCGTTGCAGACGACGGAGTTCCTGAACCCCGAATTGCCGGGGGCACAGATCAAGGACGATGGCATAGGCAGCAAATACGAGAATATGGCGAAATCATGGGGTAAGATACAAGACTACTCCGCTGTAGATAACATAGACCGGGAAGAACCCGATAAAAACAAGGAAGAGTATGAATCGAAATACACGCAGGACGACATCGACCTGCTCACGGAAGAACAACAGGAAAAAGCTGCGGCAGCGGAAATTGCCTCTGCCAAGACACGAGAACAGGAAGCACTTGCCGAACTGGAAAAAGCACTCGCAGAGGCGAGACTGAGAGCGCAAAACGCGACTGTACCCCCGGCAGAAGCGGACACGGCCAACATTGCTCTACCACAAGGAGCAGCAGCCTCCGGAACCATCAACGAAGAGAGCCGGGCTGTGAAAACGCCATCAGCGGACGAACCGCCCAGCGAGGTGGTACGCAAGGTGAAGACAACCTCGGACTACTTTAACACACTGTCGAAGAATGTCCGTGAACCGAAACTCATCCAAGCCATCATTGACGAGAACATCAAAGCGGTGGACGGCTCGCGCGTGAGGTTGCGCCTGCTTGACGATGTGGAGATTGGCGAGTGTGTGATAGCAAGGGGAACATACCTGTACGCTACGGTAAGCGGATTCTCATCCGGGCGCGTGAAAGGTAATATCAGCAGCATCCTCGTGAATGACGAATTGGTGAAAGTGAGTCTCTCACTCTATGATACAGATGGCATGGAGGGGCTGTATGTGCCCAACAGCCAATTCCGGGAAACGAGCAAGGATGTAGCAAGCGGGGCAATGTCGGGCAATATGAACATGAGTATGGGAAGTACAACAGGAAACAGCCTTGCACAATGGGGGATGCAGGCGGTGAACAATGCCTACCAGAAAACAAGCAATGCCATTAGCAAAGCTATCAAGAAAAACAAAGTCAAGTTGAAATACGGAACTTTCGTGTATTTAGTGAACGGACAGGAAAAAAGGAATTAAAACGATGATGACATGGAAACAGATTTATCAGAATATCACAAAGGTACGGATGGGCTTTATTATGCGGACTATATAGCCCCAAATAAAGCCGAAACATTTATCGGAAAACTTGTGAGTACCGAATGGTGGCATCACAGAGGGCAGTTTGCCCTAATATGCAACTTCCGAACAGAAGACAGACGGAGGATTGCCTTATTCGCTTTTCAAAAACATACCGGTTTTTACGGACCAAGATACGGGAATGTTAATTTCAAAACAGTGGAGAAGGGCACTCTTTGGCAATGTGAAATCCAAATGACCCGGACGGGACGTTGTACTTGGGCGCGTGCCAGGCAGATAAAGAAATGAAGCGAAATAGGGAAAAGAAATCAATATAAATATTTTTAATCATGTGCCTATGAAATCTTCAAACTACTTAAAAAAATTATACGGGAATCCGACAGATGAAAAATATACACCGGGATATGGTGTATTACCCATTATCAAATATATACCCGAAGGCAAGATAGTCTGGTGTCCTTTCGATACGAAGCGCAGTGAGTTTGTGCAGAAATTCAAGGATGCCGGTTTCCATGTCGTGTATTCCCATATCTATAACGGACAGGATTTTTTCAACTATGAACCGTCCCAATGGGATATACTCGTATCCAATCCTCCTTTCAGCCGGAAGGTGGAAGTCTTTGAACGCTGTCTGAAACTCGGAAAACCATTCGCCTTGCTGATGTCCAACTATTGGCTGAACAACGTAGCACCCTGCCGACTTTTCCAGAATACTGATCTGGAATTACTCATGTTCGATAAACGTATTCAGTTCGGAAAAGGGAAAAACGTACCGTTCAACAGCAGCTATTTCTGCCATAAAATACTTCCGAAACAAATCATATTCGAACAGATAGATGTTACGGACAAATCTCCAAGTTGTATGCAGGATGACATCCCAGATAAGGCAAATATCAATTCGCAAGAGAATAAAGCAATCATGAATTTTCAATTATAACTCTGTATTTCA